TCAAAAAGAATATGATTAGAATGAGTAGCAGGCGATTTAATATAAAATTCACCTAATGTACGAAGACCAGCAAAACTATCTTCTTTATTACCATATTGAATACGGTCAACAATAGATGTTATCCAACTTGCGTTAACAATATCAGAACCAATATTACCTTCAGCATTTCTACTGTTTAGTTCATTCTTTACATCAATAAAAGGAGTAAGCGCTCTAACAATTTTATCTAAAGCATTAGAAAAGTTACCACTAAAATATTCATCAATAGTAGGAGCTTCAGATTTATTTTTAAACGAATTAGCTCTTGCTTCATCATAACGTTGAACGGCATCATCGCCTTGCTGTAAAAGATCAATAAAATTATTTACAAGACTGCGATAATTATTTATTTTATCTCCATAATTTAAATAAGAATCAATATCTTGTTGTGAAATATTAGGAAGATATATTGCAAATACAGTTTTAAGTTTATCATTAGCAGAAGCTAAATTAACATCATAACCAAAACCTTCTTTTGCTTTATTAGCACTATTAATATTATCTAAAGCACTCATAATCATACTAATATGATATTGGAGGCTTTCGTCTTGAATAGTAAACTTTAATCTATTATAGCTATCATAGAATACAGAAGTCTCAGGATCAACAATACGATTACTCTGATCTATATTAATTTCATTTCCAGTAACACTAATAATAGCTTTCTTAATCTTAGGTTTATTAAGTTGAGTATATATTTTATTAGCAAGATTAGAATTATTTTTAAGAATATCATAAAGATTGATTAAACCGGCTTTACTCCTATCTTTATAAGCAATATCTTTAACTGATTCAACAAAATTATCAATAGAAGATCTATCTGCCTTATTAATTAAGGTTTGCATTACCTCTCGATAATTCATACGAGTAGGAACACCTAAAGGATTATTAGTATCAATAATTCGAGAATCAGCAGATTCTAAATTAACAAGACTATTAAAAAGATATTTAACGTCATCGCTGACAATTTTATCAAAACTACCTTTAATCGCATTATCACGACTAAATTCACGCATCATATTATCGACAGCATCGCTATCAGAATTGACTAATTGCAAATCTTCTTCATCGCTTGCAATAACCTCATCATAATTTTCAGTGCCATCAAATACGGATTTATTCACTACTCCATCTAATTTAGAAGCACTGAATACATAATCCATAAAATCTTCATTATTAGCACGAATATTACGAATAAGTTGCATGAAGTTTTTCTGATGCGCATTTCCAGTACGACGAATAAGAGAATAATCTAAAGCATAAAGCAGCATTTTAGCTTTATTTCTTTCTTCAGCAGTTTTAGTAGTATCACGAGCAGTATCAATGAGTTCTGTTCTACGTTTAAGATAACCGCTTCGTTTAGATTCATAAGCAGGACTATTGACAATATCAATAATCATAGCTTGATATTTCTTTGTAAGATCAGTTCGCACAGGAACATAAAAATCCGATCTCCTACGAAACTCAGTATTACCATTTCGCACAAGATCGGATATAATATCAGCTACATAATTGCGTGCAGTTACAGCTGCACTGCTGGAATCAAAATCGTATAACGGAGTTCCAGCTTTGCCGCTCACATAATTAGATACAGCAGGGAATTTAATATTATAGAAATTACGAAGAAGACGTTTCAACGTATTTCCATTAATACCTTCAATACCTTTTTGCTCATATTCTTTATTAGCCACATCATCCTTCTTAACATAATCAATAAATTCTTGATTATTGTCAAGAAACATGGCCATAATACGAGCCTTTTTAAAATCACCCTGTGCAACATCATCAATATGAGCTGCAATTTTAGGACTTAAATTAAGTCCAAATTCGATACAAGACATAAATGTTAGTTTATAAGTTTCACCAATACAAACATTAACTGTTCGTCTTAATTAGTTAATAAAAATATTATAGGAAAAGCCCATTTTGGGCCTTTCCTATAACATATAAAGAACGTACGGAATAAGAGTATTAACAGCGGAAATTAATGCCGCCATTTTGGACGAAATCGGCTATTCCCGGCCTTTCTCGCTCATCGTAAGTATCAATTAAAGACTTAATAGAATTTACAGCATGAACAATTCCATCATCAACTTCAGTAGTAAAAGCGCCTTTAATAGTAGGTATTTCAAACAATTCCAAATCATCATCAAACTCAACCTGTTGATTCATATTTTCTTTAGTAGCAACTTCGATCGCATCTTCATCAATATCAATAGGTTCTTCAGTTTGCTGAGTAGTATCCTCATTGTTAACTTCTTCTTTATTAACAAGAGTAACATCATTAGTATCTGCAAGTTCTCCAATATTATTACCAAGTAATTTATATTCTCTTGCCAATATACTATTATTTTCAACATTATCAAAATTTATTCCAAATAATTTTAGAATAGCATCAATAAGTTTTTGAAAAATAGATTTTTCTCCAGCTTCAATATTACTATCTCCACGAGTAGATTTAAGCTCATTCATAGCATTAAGAATAGCTTGTTGAGAAAGACTTTCAACTAACCATTCCTCAGCAAATAGTTGTCTAAGTTCTTGTTCATTAAGACTATCCCTAAGTTTCTTAGGAAGATTATTAATATAATTATCAACAGTAAAGTTATTCTTTGCAATCCATTCAATAATGGATTTATATTTGTCAGGTTCAGCATTAATCTTTTCTACAAACTCATTGTAAATATCAATAAGTTCATTAGTAATATCAGCACGTTTTCTATAACCACTTTGTTCAAAGTATTTATGAAATTGTTCATGCATAAGAATAGTAACAGCTCTACGAGGATTTACATTCGATTCAGAAACAAATCCATTGAAAACACTAATTCTACCAGTGTTAGCGTTGTAAGCTCCACGAGCATTAGCAGGGCCAGTTCTACGATAATAAATTTCAGTAGGAATAAGATTATTAGCTCTTAATTGTTTAATAAGTTCATCAGAAACATTTAAACGTTTGAGAACTTTATCAGTACTATAAGCAGTATTAGGATTAGGATTACTAAATAATTCAAGTGGAGCAACAATAGCCGGAGTGTGTTCTTCTACGGGGAGGCTACCCTTTTCTTTCTTTATATAAAAACGATCACCGTTTCTTTGAAAATAATTACCTCCACTATCTACACCTTGATAAGTATTAAAAATATTATTTTTAATAGCAAAATCAGTAAAACTATTATAATCCAATTTTACACCACCGAGATCAATACTTAAAGCATTGCCATTTTTAGTAGTATAATAAGTAGGTTTAGCACCATTTTGGAATTGTCTAAAACCAAGATATGTTCTATTAAAACGAGTATTAGAAAGAATATTATCTACAAGTAAAGATATAGCAGCTTCATTATCTTTAAACGTACTAAATGAAATTCCTTTACCATTGTTATAAACAGTAATACCAGTTCCATTTTGAGTAGTATTATTACGATAACGATAAGCAACAAAAAGATAGTCGTTGGTTCCTTTTTTCTTTAAAGCTAAAGCATTATTACCGCTTTTAGTAGGCCCATAAACTATATCAAATCCAGTAAATAAATTATTATGACTGTAATCTTTGCCTTTACCTCCAAATAAATCTTTGACTTTACGAACAAGATCATCGAAGTTTTTACCTTCTAATCTATCTTTTAAAATATTAGTAAGTTCCTGACGAAGACCATCAGCAAATTTACTATTTTTATCAATAAGATTAAAATTAGGTTCAGACAAAGCATATACAGGATGTTCACCATCACGAATAAGTAAACCAATAGTACCAGTTCTTAAACCATTAGCTGGAAAAGTTTCAGTTCTACCTTCAACTTGAACCGTACCACCATCAATAACAGCAATCATAGGATTATGAGTAGCAGTAAAATGTAAACTCTTATTTGCAATACCTTTAGGAGTATTAGAAATAATAGCTCTACCTCCATCAAGATTTTGAAGAGTAAAACGAACCGGTTTATCTGTCTCAATAGCATCTTGAATATCATACGTTTCCATATAATTATTATAAACACTATCAATCCAATTATGTAAACTTAAACGTTTATCTTCAATAGTAAAAGCATTTTTATCTTTAGTAAATAACTTACCTAATTGATCTAAAACATATGTAGCTTTATTATTAATATTATCTCCTAACTTAGACGGAAATTTAATACCTCCATCATTAATAAGTTTGGCAATTAATTCATTATTAAGTACACTATCTGCAACAATACTTATAGGAGTTTCTCCATATTTCAAAGGATTAGTAACTCCACTTGTAGTATTAGCAAGATAATTATAAAGAAGTTCACGTAAATTAATACCATCTTTTTGTGTACCAGCATCACTACCAGTAAGAATTGCTTCAAATACTTCATCAAAATTAGAAGTATAAGAACCATTATTATTTTTAGTAATAGTATAACTTAAACCTGTAGTTTTATAATCACGTACAGTAGAACCATTATTAGAGACTTCTACTTTGGATAACAAACCAATAGGAACTCCAATTTTATTTTTATATAATAAAATACTATTTCCATTAATACGAGCTTCAAGCGCATCACCATCTTCAAGAGAAGCAAGAATAGCTTGTCTTTCAGCATCTGCTAAACTATTAAAATCATTAGATGCAGACACAGTAATATAAGAACCTGAATTATCATAAACAGTCTTACTTTCAATAAGTTCATTAAGATATTTATCAGCTCTTTCAAGTTTATTAGTTAAAGCTCTAAGACTTGCAAAGCCTTTATAAGCATTACTACTATTAATAAACTTATAAGGAGAATTAAATCTTGAATCCTTAGAATTTTCAATATAAGAAGCAAGATTCATATAAATAAATCGAGCATCATCAAAACTTATATCTTTGTTTTCTAAAAGATTAGCAAATATATGGTCAACATTAATATAAGTTTTAGCATTTTTATTAACAGGAATTTTATTGGTTTCAACAAATTCTTTAAGAAAATCTTCAATAATTCTACGATCTTGAATACCTTCAATAGAACTTGTTAAAGCAAAAGTAGTACGATTTTGATTCTTTTCAATAAAACGAAGAGCTTCTTCGATAGCACCATCAACTACTCTTTCGTAAACATCAGAATCAACATTATATTCTCTAATCTTATTATCTAACTTCTCACGAATAAAACGATATTCTTCGCTTTCATGATTAATACCGTCTTTAATAAGTTTATCAAATATATTCTTATATTTTTTATAATTATGAACAATAATGCTACGAATAGTATAAATAGTAGGAGTTTCTCCAAATTCAGCAGTATATTCTGCATCAATATCTTCAATTACTTTAGCTTCAGTAGGAGAAGGTTCAATAGGAGTTTCAATTTCAACAGGAGGAACATCTGCAAGTACTGCCTGACCAGTATCATCTGTTATTACTTCTCTCCCCGTAGAGGAAGCATCTCCGGCCTCATCAGTATTTGCAGCATCATCTGTAACTACTTCAGGAGCAGGTTCTGGTACAGTAGCTTTTTCAGCAGAAACAAGTTCTCCATTAACTTCAGCAGTATTAGCAATAATTTCATCAGTCTTTCTCTTACCCTTTAAATCAGCTTCTAACATAGCATGCCAAGTACGACCACTATGGAATCCAATATTAAGAGTTTCAATTTCCTTTTGTAAATCATTAAATATACCGCCATTATTTCGTAAATCAAATAAAATGTCTTCATCAGACATTCTATCTGCATTTTGCAGGATTCTATCTTTTACTTTATCATAAGCAGAAGTAATCTGTTTTTTAACAGCTTTATCAATAGTAAAACCTATCTCATTATATCTATCTTGAATTTCAGCATCACTTTGATTAAGAAGAGCATCTCTTAAACCAGCAGCAATTTCAAGATCATTTTTACGAATAATTAGATCATTAAGAGCTTCACGTGTTTCAACCTTACTCTTTAAATAATCTTTAGCAATATTAACAACTTCTTGATTACTTATTTCATTACCAAGAGCTACACGCTCTGCAACTTGTGTAGCAACATAAGGATTCTTTTTAAGTTCTTCAATATAGAAATTATAACTTTTAGTCGCATTATCTGTTTCGTTAATACGTTCTGTAATATTTTTATTAGAAGGTTTAAGATTGATTTGGTCAACCTTTTCAATAATCTGAGCTACTTTATCATACTCAGCTTGAGGATTATAATTGAAATTATCAGTATTGATATTATCTATTTCAATACCTACATTACTTGCAGCATTACGAAGTGCTTCGCTACGAAAACGATTACGTGTTCTTTCACGAGCTATAATAGCAGTAATGTTTTCATTATCTCCATTAACAGTATTAGCTACTTTCCAGAGTTCGTTATAGTATTTATCTTTAACGTCTTCAACTCTTTCAAGAATAGCTCTATCTAATTGGTTATTATCTTTGAAATTCTCATTAATATATTTATTAAGATTAGGATTTTTAAGATATTCAATAAGAAGCTCTTCGTTACCAACCTCAACAGCGGACATTGTAATATCAGTTACAAAGTCATTAATGAGCATTTCTTTAATAGTTTCTTTATCAGCAGTAGGGTCTAATTGACCATAAATAGCAGAAGATTGATTTTTATAATTAGTAATACCTTCAACTGTTTTCTCAGCATAAGGATTGCGCCCTTCATTTTCAAGAATAGAAAGATCATTAAGTAACTCATTAAATTTAACTTCACGACCTTCAATTTCTTGTTCTCTTAGCTTTTCAAAAGTAAGTTTTTCAGGAACTATATCATTTTCATGTTTAGCTTGTTGTTTCTCCCAAGCATTAATAACTTTGTTCTTAGCAGTACCAACAGCTTGACCGATAGTTTGAAAACCAATACCTCCAATATAACCCCAAAAGGCTTGTTCCCATATTTCCGGGTCAGAAAGATAAGAACTTAAATCACGAGTTTTATAATTAGGATTAAATACTTTTTCAGCATATTCTTTTCCTCTCTCAGTTTGAACACCTTGCCAACCTTCTTCAAAACCTTCAGAAAGTTCAGCATAAAGAGGACTATCTAACTTCTTTAAAGACTGGCCAATTTGCCAAAGTTTACCATATTTTTTACTTGCAGCTTTAGCACCTTCAGCTGTAAGACTTTCAGCACTCATTAAATTCTTTGCACGAAGAGCAGCACTGGCAGCAGTTTTACCTACACCTTTATAAAGATTAGTAAGGTTTTTTAATTGAAAAGCATCTAAGGCTAAAAGCCACATATCATTTTTAAATGTTTCTCCTGCTGATTCAGAAGCAATAGCTTGAGCAACTTCATCATCAGTTAAACCTTGCCAATCAGGGCGACGAGAAAGTATATCTTCTTTTTGTTTCTCGTCCATTTTAGCCCAACGTTCTTTAGCGCTATCATAAACTTCTTGATAAACACCACGAGCTTCTTGATAGTTTTCAGCAATACGCATAAGTAAAGCATCAGCACCAAGTCTGCCATATTTTTCTATCATAGCGCCATTAAGAATAGAATTCGTAGTAAACTTAGTATTCTTAGGCAATTTAGTAAGAGCAGCGCCTATACCATATTTACCACGTGTAGCGTATTTTAAGGCTTTGTTAGCTTTAGTAAGTTTTCCCAACGCATTAGCAGCACCTGTAATACCACGAGCAGGAATAGCTAAAGATAATGTAGAAGCAATAGTAGTGAGACCATTAATCCACCAACCGGAATCAGTAAAATTAAAAGTAGAATCAGGGTCTTGTTCATATACTTCTAATCTCTCTCTAATAGAATTTTGTGCATTTTCAATAGCATCACTAACAGGATTAGTATAATCGTTATAGCCTTCATTTGCAACAACATTATAAACAGAATCAAATATATCGCTAAATCCTCTAAGAGAACCTAAAACTATTTCATTAGTAACAACTTGACCAACACCTCGACCAACTTGTTCAAGAAAACCTTGGTTCTTAGCACGTTGTTTATCTGCTTCTTTAAGATCACTATTAACATTTAAATATACATCGTAATTACGATATTTATTATAAGTTTCGCTGTCAATAGACTTTGGTGTGCGAGCAATAGCATCTTTATTAAGACCAGAATAAGCAAGAGGATTTTCTTCTATATTATTAGAAGTGGGGACTTGCACTGATGCAAGTCCCTTATCACTCTTTAAATTATTAATTTCTTCACTACTTAGTGGTTTCATTGTTTTGGAAATATTGTGCTATATAAGCATTAATATAACTATTTCTCATGCCTTCTGACATACCGGTAGCATCAAGTAAATCTCTATAAGCAGCAACAGCAGATAATTGTTCTTCTTCTGTTCTTAAAAGACCACTACGAGCAGCGGCATCAAAAGTTTTCCAAGTAGATGCTTTATTAACAAAAGTATAATCTAATCCACTATTGATAGGAGATTCAATATCGCTTGCTTCATAAATAGCATAACGACTTTTATCTTCAGGATCAGTACCTACAACAAATCTTTGACCAATAATAGGAACATCAAATGCTACGTTTTGATAAAACAATAATTCAGAAGTTTGAACAGCAGCAGCTTCTAAACTATTATTATAAGCGTTAAACGCAGGATCATTAATACCATCTACAATGATAAAACCTATGTTAGATTTAGTATCTTTAAGCGAACTTTTAAGTTTAGTAAAACCACTTCTTGCAGCAGTAGCGTTTTTACTATCATCTGGCAATAAAGTAATTAAAGGATGATTACCTTTAATCGTAGGTATATGTACTTGTTTATCTGCAATAATTTTATTGTCTCCAATACCACTTCTTGCAGCATCTAACCAACGAAGTTCTTCATCAGTAGGAACACGATAACGTCCAGTGGGATAACCGTTATCATCTAATTCATTAACGTATATCTTTTTATTATTGAGAATACCCGGAGTAGAACGAAGATGAGAAATATATTTATTTTGTTCATCTTCAGAAAGTTTATCATAATAAGTAATTTCTTTACTATCAGAAGCTCCACTCCTATATTGTTGTAACTGCCAATCACGAGGATTAACTCCAAGATTTATAGTAACAGGAACTTCTTTAGTATTGTTTTCAAATACTTCATCAGCATTTTTAGTAAGTTTCTTTACTTGTAACTTAAATACATCTGCCCAATCATTAGGACTTAATGTAGAAGTAATATTAGCAATAGGTTCAGCTACACCTCTAACAAATTGTCCAGCAGATGTAGCAGATTGTCCCATAGCAGTCATCCAAGCATTACGATCGTAACTTAAATCTTCTACTGAACTTTTATCTGCTCCAAGTCTAACAACTCTCATTTGAGGACTACCGCCAACTTTACCTCTAAAAGAGTTCCAAGCACGAGATAAAGCGCCCTTTTGCTCATAAGCATTGCCAGCAGCAATCATAAAGTTCGAAAGACCATCAGACATTTCTTTAGGAATAGTTACACGAACTCTACCATCAGGAAGATTAGATTGTTCAATATTATATTTGCCTAAAACTTCTCTACCACCAAGATTTGAAACAAAAGCGTCAAACATACGTTTATCAGCTAAATCAACACCAACATAATCGCCATCGCCATACATAGCATTAACGATATTAGCATTTTCCTGTTTAAATCTTTTAGTAGCTTCATCATCATTTTCACTTATAGGACTAATAGAACCACTTTGAAGTTCTTGTAAAAATTTATATGCAGAACGAGCTTCTTGAGAAACACCAGAAGTAGCCTGTTGTAAAGTAAGTCTATCAGCAGCAGTAGCTTCGTTAACAGCAGCATATGCTTTAAGGATATCATCTTTTTCAAATTCCCCAAGAGATGTTTTATTGAGTAAACTACTAACATCATCGAGAGACATATCAGGAGTAACAAAAAGATTTAAATCTTTATATTTATTATTAACAATATCATTAAATTTAGCATAAGCTGCTTTATACCTTGTTAACGTTTCGGGATTAGGTGTAGCATCAATAGTTACTAACGGGCCAGAAACATCAGTTGTAGGAGGAGTAGCAGAAGGAGTCATTTTAGTATTATTACCTTTAGCAGCAGCTTTAGCTTTAATAATCCAAAGATTATTAAGTAAACTATCGTTGTAATTATTCTTACTTACAAAGTTATTATATTTCTTTGCAGCAATAAAAGGATCAATCTTATCTTGAACATATTCATTAAAGGTTTTAAGCACACCTTTACTATTATATGCGTCAGTAAAAATATCAGGATTTCTTTCATGCTTCCATTTATCAATTTTAAAGTCTTGTTCGAGACTTGCTTTGATAGCAGGATTAGCATTCATAGCGGCAGTAACTGCTGCTTGAAGTTTATCAGCACCAAGTTTCTCATAAGAATTAGTAACAGTATTAAGTCTTACTAATTCAGCTCCGGGAGTATAAGTTTTAGATGTTTTATTAGTATTAGGATCTAAAAACATAACATTCTCATAAGTACCAGAATCAGGAGAAACATATTTAAGTGCAGTAGTAAACACTTCATTCATGTCAATTTGACTAACAGGTCTTTCATTAGGTTGCCATTTTGTACCACCAACTACTCGACCATTATCGTCAGTTATATCTTGATAATTATATTTAGTACGAGAACGATAATAATTCTTATAATCTTCAGACAAATCATTACGCTTGTCTAAATTATCCATATAAGTCTTATAATCTTGTTGAGCCCTAAGCCTACCAAGTAAACCCGGGTCAGAAAATATATCTCCTTGTGCTCTTACAAGATCATCTACTGCACCAGCAGCATTACCGTATTTAGTATTTTCACTAAGTGTTGCTCTAATACCGTCAATCTTTTGTTGACGCCAACCATCTTCGGCTTCGTTAAGATCAAGTTTAGCCATTTCAGTTTTAAGAGCAGATTCAAATTGAACAGCTCTTTGATGGCCTTGTTCTAATTCACGATATGTATTGCCGAAAGTATCAATATCAACAGGGCTGACATTGCTTCTATGAATAGGATTAAACGCTTTCATAATAGTATATTATTTCTTTTTGCCTTTAGCATTACTCTTTTCTTTACGTGTACGTTTACGTGCTTGACTACGAGTTTCATCATCACGTATATAATAATCTGCATCAAATCCTACATCCCTTAAAAGTTGACCAGTAACATTAGGATTAGCAGCAGAAATCATAGCAAGATTATTATTAGTATTTCGACGTACTTCAATTCTACCAATAAGATCTTGAATACCACTATTAAGTCCTTCAATAGTAGAAACAGTATTTTCAGCAAGCATTTCTCGTTTCTTATTCTCAAAATCAGCTTTACCAGCAGCCCAACGATTATACTGCTCAACATTACGAGCACGAACAGCTTGCTGATTCATTCTATCTTGATTAATAAGTTGAGTTTCTATATTCTCTTTATTGGCATAAAGTTCATTACTCTTTAAAAGAGCATCGACCGAAGCTCTTCCTTTACGGGCGAGCGCCACTCTACTACTTGCAGTATTAGCATCTACGTCTCTGTAATATCTATTAACAGTTTCTCGAAGTTTATCAATCTGAGGATTAATATTAATTCGAGTTTTTAATTTAGCAGCAGCAATAGGAGTGGGAGCATTACTATATCGCATACTTTTTATAGTTTTACGATTACTAATACCACTTGCTAAAGAACCAATAGTATTTGCGCCAAGTCCAATATAATCAGTAGGAGTTATAGTTTTAAAAGCAGGAGTTTCATGTTGCCAACCATCAGTATTTCCAGATTGAGGAACTACACCTTGTTCATATTGAAGAGGATTAATCCTAAAACCAAGTTTATTATCAATAGCTTTTCTTTTAGATTCGTTAATAATAGGGTCATAACGTTCAAAGCCATCACTTCCCAAAGCAGCTTTTTGTCGTTCCCCCGTAGAGGAAGGCACACGGATAAGCCGCTTATTCCCACCAATAGTAACCTCTACAAGTTTATGTTTAGGACTCTCTCCTCCCATTTCTTTTTTATTTTTACGAAGTTCAGGATATTTACTATAAACTTTACTTTTAACATCTGACCTACTATGAAGCCCGGCCAATCGCAAAGCGTCAACAGCATCAGCTTTTGTAGGAATAGGATAACTTCTGCCACCTCCAGCAAAATCTCCGCTTTTAACTTTAGGATAAGGTTTTTTAGAAGAACCATAATCTTTTGCTCTACTTAAACCTCCAGCACGAAACTTCCTGCTACCATCATCATTAAGTTTATTTCTGTCTTTAAACTCTTCTTGAGCATTAAAAACATCATTAGGATTATCTCCACCAAGAACTTTCTCAGCAGGACTTTGCCCATTCAAAATAGGCTGTGCACTAAAGACTTTAACTCCATCTTTAGAGAGGTGCATTACTTCACCATCTTCTACCTCAAGGCCACTCTTAGGATCAGCACCAATATCAATACCACCTTGCTCGTGCTTGCGACCTTTCATATAATAATAGTTTTTTCCAAGAGGAATAGCTTCTCCTCCAGCAACTATTTTAACACTTTTGACTTTCTTAGCCATTTTAAAATTATTATATAAAATTTTGTATTTTAGGCTTTCTGTTTGAGTTATACCGATAGGCTTTACATTTATTCAGCTTACTATATAGCATACAGATAACAGCCTGTAAATACTTTTTATTTACGTTTAATACGTTTACGACCACCGCAACGGTAATTCTCAGCCCGGTCTTTATACTCATTATTAGTAGGATTAGCAGGATTAACAATATTGCCATTTACAATTTGTTCTCCATTTCCAGCGTTTTGTTGATAATCAGGTTTTTGAATACCAACTTTAGGAGCAGAACTACTGAAACCAACTGCCTTTTTAACTTGTTTAGGAGCAGAAGTACTTTGAAACAAAGAACCTACAAGACCTCCAACACCTCCAGCAGCACTACCAATCTCAGAACCCATAGCAGCTTTCCTACGAGTACCAAGTCGTGCAGTTGAAGAAGTAGCATATTTATTACCAGCAGCAGGCTGAACAGTATTACTTTCAATAATACGTTGTTTCTTAGCTTCTTCAGCTAATTGATTATTTTGCAAAGTCTTTGCATTACCAGTATTAAATTGAGGAGTAGTATTAGTAGGATTACCAGAAGCGGCGCTGATACCATTTTGAATACCAGCAGAAAGACCTGTAATCAAATCTCCAGTATCTTGCTTAGTCCATTTAGAACCAGCATCTGTACCAAGTTCTGCTTTCTTTCGTCCACCACAACGATAAATACGATTTACAACTTTCTTTTTACGACTTACTCTATCAGTATAACCACCCATTTTTAAAGTAACTTTTTTTTGATAATCTTCAACATAACTTTGATCAGCAACTCCAGAACTCATAGCCTGAGCATTTTGATAAGTCTCAGTCTTATTTTGTTCTTCTTGTTGTTGTTTAAGCATTGCCGCTTCTTGTTTACGCTTCTTAGCTCCACCAATTAAAGAACCTGCAATACCAGCAACTGCACCAATAGCAGCACCAATAAAAGCTTTTTTACGTTTAACTGCAACTTTTTTCATAATTGTCTATTTTTAACAACACTGCCATCAATGTTTTCAAATTCAATACGAAGATTATCTTCATTTTTAAATCTAAATTCAATCACAAAGAAGTTTCCGTAAAGCCTTGTATAAACATCTTTAGCAGTAGGATTAGGTTTATTAATATCGTTACGGAAATAATTAAAGTTCCAATTACCAAGTTCAAACCAAGGTTTCTTATAATCACCCGGATTATAAACATTAACTGCAACATCTATATCTCCACTATCACACATATCATTAAAGATTCTAATAATATCTCCGGCATAAGGAGTTTGCTGTTCCTCTACGGGGGAGTAAGTAAAATCTTCTTTGGCAATACCTGCAACTTTACGTAACTTATATTTAATAAACTCAATAAGTTTAATTACTTCGTATTCACTATTAATAATAATATTTATATAGCTACTAAAAGTATCATTACCTACGTAATATTTTTTAGAAGGAGTTTTACTATTTACCATCAGGGTGGGAATGACACCATACCCGTCCTTTTCTTTAAAAGTATAAACTTCATCGTTGTCATTCGGAGCTTCAAAAACTCGATTCAACATATAAAGTTTAATTTTAGTATTAAATGCTTCAGTAAAATAATAATCATGTAATGCAACAAAACCACCATTATCGTAATGATAACTTAATACATCAGCGTTTTGTCCATCGTTATAATCAAATTTTATAAGTATGCGTTTGTTAAATTTATCATTTGCAAATCTAACATTAATAGGGCTGACTTTTTTAAGCCATAGTGTAATATCTTGGTCGATAATATTAAGTTTACCATTATCGAACTGAAATAGTTGACGGAAATCATTATTATAGAAGATATAACCAAATTGGTCAACAACAAAACTTAAATCATCTTGCAGTCCTCCATAACCATGATCAGAAGTAAATACCTCAACATAATTAGTATCAAAAGCATCAGGTTGTGCTAACTGAATATCCTTATCTTCAGTTTTAAGAGTAGCATCTCCATTAAACATAAACAAACTATGTTGAGTATGTACAAGAAGATAAGTACCTATACCAATAAGGTTAGTAATAATACCTTTATTTTCAGTAATATTTTTATAACCTTCAACAGGAAATGTTCTCCAAGCATTAACACGACTCTCATCTTGAATCACATTACTACGACGAACAGTTTTATCATATTCTTCTACTGACAATACATCTTCTCGGTAGTTACTGTATTTCTTTATGTTAAAGTCATCAGCAGAACCTTGTGAATTAGCAAATAAGTCAATACTATTTTTAGGTTCTACAATAGCACCAGCCCAAGTAGATTTTTTATCAGCAGTTTCATTATTTACAGGAAATACATATGCTTGAGGCGTATTGTTAAATTGTTTACTCTCATAGAAATATGTATCATAACAAGGGAATTGAACATAATTAGCAAAAGGAATCATGTTCTTATATACTCTACGAGGATCACCAGTAAACTCACTAGCTATATATTTAGAGTTATTTCCTCTAAGTCGACGTATAGTAAAATCTTCAGTATTGTAACTCATTCCGGGATTCTCATAAATAATAACTCCATCATAAGTTATAACACCGGGAAGACCATTAATAAATAGTTTCTCTCCAGTCGAATATTGTATATCTGTCATTCGAATAAGTTCTTTATTCTTGGACATATACAAGTTTAAAGTATGGCTGTATAATGTAGCTAAGTATACATTAATATCGGGTTTATCAGAACGCGATTCATAAGCAAATAGTGCAGTATTATCTTCAAGTTGAAGAGCGGAACCTAAACCTACACGATCTCCTTTAGCAGCATCAGCAACTACTAATTCAAATTTAGGCATTGCAATAATATACTGAGTTTCAGTTGTTTCTCCAGCTTGATTACCAGTTCCTGTAACAGTTTTAGGAACATCAGTAAGATCGTAAATAATTTTATTTAAGTCAAAAGGATAAACAGTAGAACCATTTCTCGATATACTATCGTAATAACGAATCTCAGGTGTATAACCACCTTGTAATTCAATTTCAAGAACATTATAATCAAGTTTAATAGAATCAGATATGTCAAATTTACTACTATATAAAAACATAGTATTTGCCATCCTACAATTAGAAGTATCTAAAGTATCTTGGATATTACCATTAGCGCCTCTAACTTTACTAATAGTTCTAAAATCATTACGAGTTAAGAACCCAGTAACACGTTGGATAGGTTCAAATTTCTCATAACTAATAAACCATCCAATATATCCATCAGGAAGTTGAGGAACATCAACATAAATACCATATGTATAGAAACTATGAATACCCCAATCATAATCGGGATCAGTATAAAATTTCTTCTTAGGTATTCTATGAAGACGATCTCCATTATTATTTATATAAATACCAAAGTTATTTCCAACAGCAGTATTTACAACTTGATATATACGTAAACTACTGTAATCAGAATCACCCATAAAGGTATTATATATCTTGTTTACAGTAAGTTTAATTTGATCTAAAGTTCTTGAAGTATAAGGAGTAGTTAAATCAATATCAGGTTCACTAGAACCATTATCAGCAACTTTATATAATCTGTTATTAACAATAGCAGAATTTAAATTACTAAATGTGGTATCTTCTGGAACAAGAACATAAAACACATCTTTATTTTGACTAACAGAACTTGTAAAATTAATAGGAAGAGGTACAGATTTTTTACCACTTACGGGATCAATATATGTTTTTTTATTTTCAAGTCTATAACCATTAGTTACATGACCATATTTATCAACAAAATGAATAAAGAAATTATATACTTCATTAGGAATAAGTGTAGTCCTTGTACGTCTGTTTTCAAAAGTAGAAGCATTATCATATACTTTTTCAACAGATGCCATTAACCAATCTCCTACATTAATTTCAAAATAATAAGAACCGTCATTAGGATCAGAATATACTCTAAGAATATTACCAGTAGTACCAGTAAGACCATTATAGAATTCTACATTAGCGGGAATCGAAACAGTACTACCACTTGATTTAGCACGTAAATATATTCTACTTAAATCAGTATCAGTAGCAGTATCAGTAGTACTACCTCCAGATACTCTAACCTTACGTACAGTACCATAAGGTAAATGTAAAAATTCAGCAGCAGTAATACTTGTACCATTGCTCATTCTACTATACGGTACAAAATACTGTAAAGGAGAAGCTTGAGCACTGGGATTATAGAACGTAACACAATATTTTATATTGCTATCTAATGTAGGCCCATAATAGTTACCATCATTACTATATAGTCTTACATTTATAGCATCAATAATAGATTGAGTTATCTTATTATTGTTAAGAGAATGTTCTTTATAGTTAGAAATATAAACTCTATTCTTATAGTTTATAATGTTTCTAACATTAAAGTAGTTATAATTTTCTTCAATAAAACTTTGAAGATCAACTTCAACTAATTGTTGAATATCAAAAATATAATCTTGACTATACCAACTTGAAGTTTCATTCTTAATAACTCTTACATCAGAAGTTCTCCAAGATTTAGTATATTTCTTAGAAGCACAAACTACACCAATTTGATAATATTCAAAATTATCAACAATATTATTAATATTTAATGTTATTTTGAATGTATTAGAAGCTACATCTCCATTAGAGCTTATATCATCAAAACATCCAGTACAAAAACCATCATCGGGCCAGTTAGTAAGAATTTTATTATTATCAGTATATCCGGGTTTAGCTCCAAAAGCATATCGCATTATTTGAGTTTTCTCATAAGTATCCATAAATATAGGATAACCTATATGAAACCATTGAGTATAATCAACTTCGTTAATCTTAAAACGAATATAAATATAATGCCAGCCTTTATAACAAGAACCTGCTATATAACTAACATCACTAAAACTCGGAAGTTTAAGTTCAGGAGAAATAGCTAACTTACCATCAGGAAGGTCTAAATCTCCACCTTCAACATTCTTAGAACCATCAGTAGGAAAATGACCAAGATTAATAGTTTTTAAAGGTATATCTTTATTTTCTACACCATATTCGGCAATAGAAACAATAAGATCATTTTCAACATTGTAAGTAAATGTACCTTTAATTCTACCTCCAGACCAAATCCAATTAGAAGTACAATAGTATAAAGTATTATCTTTTTCTCTATATCTAAATATATGATGATTTTTATCATCATAACCAGTTAGAGCGCCATCGACAAATAATACAACTTCGTCATTACATGGAATATAGCCTACAATCTTCCATGCAGTACTTAAACGCTCATTTAAACCAGCTTCTATTCCAGCAATATTTTCAATACCGGGTTCATTGGTAATGCAACTCATGTCCCCACTAATCATCACATTCTTTGCAAGAGTCAAAGAAAGATTCTCGCAATCTTTAGGATGTTTATTAAGATTAAGCTTAGGAACAATATTCATAATTATTCATCACGTCTAAAAGTGAAATTATAGAACATACCTCCCCAAGCATTACCATTGTATTTTCCTTGACCATCAATAGCCACAGAACTCTTTGCTTTACTACGAAGTTCAACCCAAGCTACATAAGGATTAATAGCAGGATTGTTAGTATTAAGATTTAATACAGGATGTTTCATACCACGAGTAAGCATTTTATACATACAATAAGCACCAATAGCTTCAATCAATAAACCATTGTTAGGAATCTCAGGTAATTCACAATGGTAATAATCGCTATAATAAGTCTTTACTTCTTCACTTTCAATAACGATTTCGTCCGTATCAAAATTAAGTTCAATTTGATTTTCACCAACAAGAACATAATTATGATAAGTTTTACCATTACGTTTTACTTCTTTAACATTGTAACGATCAGGATAATCTTTATCAATACGAGTCTCAGCAAACATATCAGGCCCATACGCAGCATTAGGATTATAGTTAATACCAATAGTACCTGTTCTCATTCCACACTGTTGCTCCCCCGTAGAGGAACAGCATCGTTTCCCATTTGCATTTGACATCATAGGAACCTTACAACCCTGCTTATCATAAACAACAAGTCCTTGCGCTTTAATAGCACAAGGAGAATAAGCAATACGGTCTGTAACTTTCAATGTTCTTTTCTTTCTTTCAGTACTAAGAACTTTTAATTGAGACATAGCATCAATAGACCAAGCAGCAACACGAGGAATCCAATCACTTGTATCGGGATTAAAGTCGTTGTCTATTTTTGCTATTATGCGCTCCACGCTTGTATTTGTCTTGTTCAGCATTTCGAATATATTTTAAATAATCCGTTGGATATTTAAAAAGCATAGCATTAAGTTTATACTTAATATCAACTTTTAAATTAAGAATTTCTTCTCTACTGTTACATTGACTTGCAACCTCTTCTTGACTTTTACCTCTAAGAGGAACTGCAATATATTCAGTAGTCTTAAATTCTTGCTTGCTTCTATGTAGTATTTTGCTATTAACAATATCTATTTCATAATAAAAATTATCTTGTCTGTAAACTCTATAATCTTCGACTTCATACTTAATACCACGAGCTTGATACCAAGCAGCTTTTCGAGCATCATAAAGTTCTTTACCAGCGGCAAGTAATTCTTTCTTTTTAGCAGCAGTAGCAGCAAAATCAATTATCATTTTAGGTTTTCCAGTAGTCCACCTACTTATCATAAGATCACCTATACCATAACCATAAGCATAAGCATATCCGTCAAGTATTGCTTTATGAACACCATATCCATAAAACTTATTAACTAAAGCCTTAAATTCTTTAAAAGTTAAAGAAGAAGTATTTTTAGCAATTTCATAATTATTTATATGACGATTGCAATGTTTAAGTAAACCACAATATTTAACAACTTGTAAAACTAATACTCTTTTAGGCCCAGCATCAAGCTCTTTAAGCATCTTATGTGCTTTCTTAAAAAGCAGTTCTTCACTATTATATTTAGTCATTCCCCATTCAATAGGGTATTCTAAAAGTTTAATACCAAGATCATAAAGCTCTCCAACATTCTTAACTAAATTGTTTTTACAGTCTAAAAGAATAGCATAAGCAGTCTCATACTTTTCTTTATAAACAGGAATGTTTTGTTTAGCTTGGTTAATAAACATATAATAGTAATCGTTTATATTATAATCAGGTTTCATATGTTAGCCTCTAAGTTTATTCATTTCAGGAGTCTCATTAGTTTGACGATGAATCTCTAAATGAAGCCTTTGATAAACCATATCTTTGACAGCACCTACAAGATCTTCCGGCAATAAGAACTCATTGTCATCAATAGTAAACTCATTACTAGTTTTTTTACCAGCAAGAGTTTCAGTTTCTATAATATGAGGATATTCAAATACAGATTCAATAACAATATTTTTAAGATTTACAATATCGTTACTGGGAGAAAGACGAATATAAATATATTCATTAATGTAATCATAAGTAGCAAGATTACACATACCGGGAAGAAAATTATTAAACCTTGCAGAAGCCTCTTTAGCAAAAGGTATTTCATGAGGATTATTAATTCCAGCAGTTCTTACAGAATGAAAAGGAACATTGTGAGGAAGACGAGTAGGACGAGGAACTTTTTGTACAGTACGTTTAATAACAGGAAGTTTAAGATCATCAGTACCTTGTAAATCTCCATCAGGAATATCAATAAGATTAAGACGAAAACGCTGTTGAAGCACTTTGTCTGTAATAGAGTGATTATTGTAACTCTTACGAATAAGTTCGTTACGAGCATGAATAATCTCTCTTTTAATTGCAACACGAAGAGCATTGTTATTAGGCTCTTGAGCAACGTGTGCAATCTCAGAAACAAGTTGATTAATAGAACTCATATTATCATTAATAAAATTATGATACACAATAAAGATATAAAAAATATTCGGAATAACTTGCATTTCTGCAAAACTTTTATAACAAGACAAACAAAAAGGCTCGACGTTAATACGCCGAGCCACACAAAGAATAAGAAAATAAAGAGTTTAAATAGCCTTAAAGTACTCCCAGACTTTATCATCACCTGCGTCTATATCTTCAAACCAGTTAACAACAGTAGCTTCGATAATCTTTTCTTTCATCTCATCTTCACTAATATTGCCAAACCATTTTTCATATAGAACAACGTTATCATGGTATTGAGCATTAAGAGCAACATAAACATCCCACATGGTAATATTACCATTGATACTCCTAACACGTTTATCATAAACCTTTTTGGCATCTTCGGAAGTAAACATATGACGAGTAACTTTATTACCTTTACTATCCATATGATACATCTCTTCAACTTGCCATTCTCCGTACACTTCGTCAAAGTGAGGGCCTTTAATCTTTTCATGGATATCACACATAAGTTCCCAACAAGCATCTTTATCCTCTTGAGTCTTATGTTCAAAATGATTATCAAAACTGCTAATAATATCCCAAGCAGTTTCATTATCTAATCTATGCGTAGATTTATAATGATCTACCATTTCTTTAAACTTGTGCATAATCTTAAACGTTATATTGTTTTAAAACATTTCTAAATTCTTGTATATCTTCCTTATCTAAACAAATAGCTTTGTTCATAAAAGGAATTTTAATTTCAACAGCTCCATTTCCAATTGCCATCCCATGTTCTTCCTTTACGGGGGAGGAAATAAGATTGTCAACGACATCATTAAGAATACCGTCAGCATCAATCATTCCCTCTTCATTTGCAATTAAAGACAATGCTTTATCTACTTTAGAAATATTATTGTTAATAATTCTTGAAACAAAAGGACGAACAAAAACATTAACTAATTGACTATCTCCTGATAAAGCAGTTAACTTACCATTGAAAAATTCAATAAGTTTATTAATAATAATATCTTTACTTACCATAATTATTTATCATTAATAGTTTTAATAAATTCGTTATATGTTAATTCGGGATTAGCTTTTGCTGCAATTTGAAACTTTTTAAATAGTTCAATTTCTTTATTAGATTGTGCAACAATCTTATCCTTACTACTCTTAATAAAATTCAATTGTTTAGTCAGTAAATCTTTACCGACTTCGGAAGATTCAACAACACTCTTAACAGAATTAATAAGAGCCTGCTGAATAAGTAGTTTTAATTCAGTATCAATAGAAGAATAAGTTTCACTATTGAAAAGAATATTTTTTTGATCTTCTGTAAGACTTGAAACTTCTCTATCAATTTCAGTCCAAAGAGAATTACCAGCAGTATATTGTTTAACTTGGCTATACTGCTCTTTCATGGCTTGTAACTTTCTCATTCTATCTTCAATTTCACGTTCATAGTCAACGTTATTAGGACTATAAGGATTTTGAAGAAGAGGGTCAACGCCAAAATTAACTGTATAATTGGGATTAGTCATAGCTATTTATTTTCTTATTGTTTGAAAAGAAGAACTACTTTGAACCGAAGCCCAAAGTAGTTCCCCCGTAAAGGAAGCATCACGGCCGAATTACTCAGCAGCAGGAGCAGGAGTAGCAGCAACCTGACGGCAAGGGCTATAAGAAGGATAACCCGTAACAGTAGGTTCGTTAGGCAGAACAAGCTCACCGGTAATCATACGGCAAGTACGACGGAACAGGTTAAAATCAGCATGCTCAGCAACACGACGAATATCCGACTGAATAAGAGCATCTTGATAAGGACGAGTAGCAGTAAGAACAGCAATCTTAGTTTCCAAATCACTAATGCGAGCATTAGTAATATCAAAACCATCACGCGTACTCTTATACAGACCAAAGTCTGCATCTACTTGGCTCTTATAAAGACCAAACATTTCAGCGTTAATAGTCTGACGATCATTGAAACGAGCGTTCTGACCATTATAAGCTAACGACCACATACCATTAATAAGCTCACACTTATCTTCTTTTTCAGCAATGCCCTCTGCGCCAATACCAGCAGCAGCGGCAACACCTGCACGATTACCGAACAGACCACCACCAAGGCCGCCACTCAACAGCCAAAGAGCAGTACCAGCAATACCAAGTCCAAGACCAGTACCAGCTACACCTTTCGATGCGTACTCCTTGTGAGAACCAACCTCAACAAGTTCTTCACCATTCTCTTTATTAATCAGTTTCATAAAGGAAAATTTTAAAATGTTAATTTGTAATTGATTTTGTAAACGTTTACAATACAAACATACATTTACCCGGCGAATATACATAACGATAACAAAAAGCCCCACAGACGTTAATCTGCGGGGCGTGGAGTTGGCAATGAGTGGCCAATAAGGTTTTATTGCTTTACAGCATTTCTTATTCTCTTTAGTTTAATACCAATAAAATCACTTTCAATCCATGAAAGTTCTTTAAAACCAGCAACTTTACGGCCAGGAGGAATAATACCTTCACGAACGTAATTATCAAAAGTAGATGGACTACAATGAAGTATCTTCTCGCAAGCGATAGTTTTACTAATACGTTCTCCGCCTTTGTTTATAGTAGCAAGAAGTTTAACTAATTCAATTAGTTCTTCTTCTGTAATTTCATTATTTCCAGCGTCAATATTTTCGATAGAGTGTTGAAGCTCTTTTTTCAATACTTTAAGTAACACGCTCATCTTTTGTAGTAGTGTTAGTATTTTTTTTTGTTGTGAAGATATAGACCTACGAGTATAAATACGCCAGCTAAAATGTAATACAATAACAATAGCAGCGAGTACCCACATTCTATACTTGTATATCTGATTAAAAATGTTAATAGCATAACAGAGGCATTATAACTAATAACAACTCTATGCCAAGTACAAAAATTGAAAGCATAACTACAAGAATACATAAGAGCAATCCCTGCAATAGAAACTCCAACTGTAAAACTCATTAAATCATTTACAGCGTCAGGAGAATTAAAGTATACAAGTGTAGCATTAATAAGAATTCCGATAGCAGTAGCTACCGGAATCCATTTGGCAAGTAATAGAAAAACTTTATGTTTAGACAATATAATTTATTTCTTTTTACCACCCTTTCGAACATCAGAACTACGAGGCCCAGCAGTACCAATTCCAACCATAGGTTTAGATTTCTTTGCCATAGTAATAAAAATTAATTAATTGTTATATTGACATTATTGTCAGTTCGAATATAGGAATAAATTTTGTAACTACAAAATTATTTAGAAGAATATGAACGAATTTTTATATACTTAAACCAAGCATACCATTTTCGTTCTTTAAGATAATTAAGATTAGCGTCGTTATTATGAGCTTCTTCTTCAAATGAAACATCATGATAAGTGTCATTTTGTTTTTTATGAAAGAAACGCACAATTAAATATTCAATACCGTACCAAAGATAAAAACCAATAAAAAGAGTTTCTAACATTTGACGAGTATGAATACGTTCATGGTTTTTAGTCTTATCGCTAAGTTCCCCTTTATAGAATACTATTCCACAAATGTTAATAGCTTTATAAGAACCAAAAGGAAAAACTTTATTTTTAATCCAAATCATAATCAATTAGAACTATCTTGTTTATAACCTATTTTAAGTTTATTAATTATAGGTTTAAGAATCCAAGTCCAAATAACAGGAGCTGCAATAGAGCTATTAATAAGTTTAAGTACATCATCGTAATCATTATATTTATAAATACAAAACATGATTACGGTAGCAAGAATAAGAAAAATACGTTTAGTAAGAACGGGGACTTTTTTGTCCCCGTTAAAATAATCAGCAGTTTTAATAAGAAAATAAGTTACAATATTAATCATTAAGATATAAATAATATCGAAACTATCAAATACTTGTTTAATAAGAGTCTGTTCCATAAGTATTATTCAGTTACAGTCATATCCATAATCTTAACAAATTGAGCATTAAAATCTGCTTCAGTAGTATATTTAGTTCCACCAGCATTTGTATAAGTAGCATAAGGTGTTTTATGATTATACTTATCCATTGTTAATTTATTAGTAGCAAAATTTAAAGTTAGCCTGTTAATAATAATTTCAATATTATTTGCATTACTTATATTAAAAAACTCTCTAATATCATTACTATCATTATGAGAGTTTCCTACAATATAAATTACAGGAGTTTCAGTATTATTAGTAGGTTTTACTATAACCATAGTAGCTCTTTTTAAACCTGCAATAACTGTTTCATTAGAAATCGTAGTATTAATTAATGCTTTATCAATAATAAAAACATTATCGTATAAAAAACTATTAATTTTATTAAATTCATCAACTGAAATATCAATAGTAGAATTATATTTATAATATTCATAACTACTAATATTGCGAATATTAGTAATAAAAGTTTTAGTACTAATATTATATGCTAATAATAAACATATAGCGCCGCCATTAGCAACACTAATTGTATTTGCAAAACGTATATATTCTGAATCATTATTACCTGATAATAATTTTATAGTACGTCCATTATAATTAGTAATAACTATACTTGTAGCTTTTTTGATAGCAGCATCATCAGCGTCAGTAAGAACAGTGCCTATTTTAGAATTATCAATAACATAAGTATCTTCAGTAAACTGGGCAACCATTTCTTTATAAAAGCTTTCTGCCGTAGTTTTAGTACCATTAAAATATTTATATTTAGTAAAAACAGAATAGCCGTAATCATAAGTTTGTAATGCACTTAATGCTCCAGTACTTGCATTAATAGTTATATAATTTCCACCATCTAAAGAACGGACAGAATTATAATAAATATTGCCACTTACATCATAACCTCTTGAAAACTCTCTAATTTTACCATTAGTTTCTTTAAGTAACAACCAAGTACAATTAAGAACTTGAGTTAATTTATCACTACTAAGAGTAGTACCTAAATCTGTATTGTCAATAACAGCAACATCAGCATTCAGTAACCTTCCTAAAGTATTATTAACTTCATTTTTATTTTTATTGCTAAAACCAGCTGCAATATAACATCCGTAAGGCAATGTAAACTGTCTTGCATAAATATTCCATACAGAAGTAGAAAGAGTAACTGTAAGTTCATTATAATTAATAACATTATCTCCAGAACCTAAATTTTCTACTTTTGCGAAATATAAATAAGCTGAAGTTTTAGTTACAACAGTATAAACAGATTTACTGTTTTGTATAGTAGTATTGTCATTAAGAAGAATAACCTGACTTGCTTTTTTAAGCGCAGCTATTGTATTTTCATCTAATGTAGAACCAGCTTGAGTATAACTAAGAACAACAGTATCTCCTCTAAGAATATTATTTAATTCAGTTTTAGCCTCAAAAGATGTTTTAGAACCTCTAATATCTTTATAAGCCACTATTTCAGAAGCCCGTACAGCATAATAAGTAGAAACAACACCAGTAGTATTATCTATACGTTTAAATATAATTTGGTCATAATAAAATAATACCATCATACTTAGATTAGTATTATTTTTAGTAATAAATCCTTTATAGAAAGCGCTCCCGTGTTTTACTATTACATCTGTAAGTTTATCTGTTTTTACATTTGCAATAGCTGCTTTATTTTTTTTTACATTATCGGCATCAAGAAAAACATAAGGCTGAACAATACCAGTTTTAGCAATATTAAACATGCCTGCAGGACCTTTTAAATTATATACTTGCAGGCTATTGTTATTCCATATAGTAAACTCCCTATCTTTAGCGTAGTTAACATTTACTATACGAGCTAAACGAATATCATATTCTTCATTATGAAAAGTAATATATGCTCCTCGATAAGCAGTAGGATCAAACATAGCAGAATGTAATTCAGAAAGACCATTCTGATTAAGTACAGTTTGATCAGTAGCAGAAATATCATCAAGATCGTCTACTTGACCAATATCAATAACCTTTACAACTTTCTCTAAAGCTGCAACATCATCTGTGATATCTTTATCAATATCAATTAATTGACTACCACTCCAACGATAAGTATGATTTTGATTATCTCCGGGGCCAACTTTAAGATAAATCTTTCCTTGTTCAGGCTCAGTAATAACCCAATCATCTTCAGAAGTATTAGCTCCAAAGTCTACAAATTTATAATTATATTTCTCAGAAATAGTTCCAGATGCAGGACTATTACTTACAATATAATAAACTCTATTAGTATAATCTTTATTATTTATATAATAAGACGCGGGTTGAACACCAGTAATTAATGAGTAAAAATCAATAACATCATCGACATAACTCGGAAGCTGTTCAGCAGGAACTTTACCATCTACTAAATCCGCTTTATTATCAATAGCTGATACAGCCCAATCAACATAATCAATAATTAACGTAATAACTCTTTTTATCCATGCAGGCATGGTCAAAGAATTAAATGTCTTTAAAATACTTTCTTTTGTTAGTTTCATAAATATATTAAACTTTATGTTTTAAAATTAATATTAATTAGAACGTTTAAACGTAAATGAACCATCAGGATCAACTTGCAATATAAAACGTGTATTGCTAACACCACTATTTACTGAAAAATAACAATTATTAACATTACTTGAAGATAAATAAGTATATCCAGTTTCAACACGTAACGCTTTTTGATAAAATCGTGTAGAATTATGTAAACTTGAGAATGTACAAATCAACGATTTACAAGTGTTGCAACAATACTGTAAAAATGTAAGAGGAGTAGGTATATTTACTAAGTCAGATATAACACTTTCTCTTTCCATAGCAGTTCTGAAATCTTCTTCATTAGTAATTTCCCAAGAATCACCAGTATTAGATTCTTGAATCTTTCGCACAATAAAATCAAAAGCCTCACCAATATCAAAAGCACCTTTATATACATTTTCTGTATATAATATTTTAAATGTAGCATTTCCACTACTTTTAAATACAATAGCAACTTGATTACGATATAATTCATAATCAGTATTACTTATATACTTATATGATATATAAATAGTAGAAGTATCTCCTGTTACTTCTGCAACAATACTTTCGACAATAGAATATCTATAAACGATACCATATTTAAGAATAATACAATTGGCATTTTTTAATTGATCAAAAGTTACATCATCTGTAAGATTATATTCAGTTAAAAGTTTGCCACCAAAAAACGCCAATTGTTTTAATATAACTATACCATTTAATTTAGTCTTTTCAGTAGGACTAATCAAACCAGCAAATTGTTCATTAGCAAGAGGTACACGTACAATATCTATATGATCATCGAGTCCCCAATTACCATTAGCTTGTCTTGCCCATCTATCTAAAGCTACGCTATAATCAACATCGCTACGGTTTACATCTATATCTTGAGCGCTAAATAAATATTCCGGTATAGTATTTACATTATCAGTAACTTTTTTACCTTTAGCGCCATCATAAGCAGTACCTTCAATTTCACCAATAACTACTCCGCCTGATTCAATTTTAACTAAAGTAGTACCAGACCAACGCCATATAGTATTATCAGTAGTATTACAATAAATCTTATCTGCAACTAAATCTTCAATAACCCAATCTCCAACTTTAGTATTAGCATTTAATTTAATTATTTTATTTTTATAAGGATCAACAGTTGTAGAACCTGTTATTATAACTTGATTATTATAAGCAGGATGATTAATAATTTCAGATGTATTTGCAAAATTAATACTTGTAGTAAAATCCATAACATCGTCCACATACGACGGAAGATATTTAGAATCTACTTTAGAAGAAGCGTTAAGAGGACAAACTCCGTTAGCTTTACCTTTTTCTATTTCATGTATAAAATCTAATGCAGTAAAAGTCTCAACACTATCAAGAATTAAATCTTGTGAATCAATATTTGGCCATAACCAATTTTGACTGGTACAAAGTTCTTTAGAAGCACCACTATTAAAAGAAGTAAATATAGCTCCAACTTTAGTATTTTCGCTTAGCACTATTTGTAAAGTACCTCTTACAGTAGCCCAAATTAGATCTTTTGTTTTATAAGTAATAATACAATCAAATATGTATACACCACTATTAGTAGGTTTAGCATTTATAAAATCTAATACTTGATATTGAGCAGCATTATTTATATAAAAATTAGTTTTACCATTTTCACCATCACTTTTATATTCAGCATTTATATAAATAGTGCCTAAAGATCTTTCAGAAAAATAAATTTTAAAACTATTATTAGCTAAACTACCACGTGCAGTAGTTCTATGATCTTGGTTTAAAATAGGACAAATACAAGAAAAATTATAATCATCTTCTCCATGACGAAAAGCAGAACCTATTCCAGAAAACACAACAACATCATTTAATTTAACATCTAAAATACAAGGTTTATATGTTACACTCGGCATATCATTTAAAGCAGTTCTAACTTCATCAATATTCTCAAGTTGAGAATCATTTTCATTTGTCATAAGTAATGTAACAGTAAGGAAAGAAGAACCACCACTTGCTTCAATAAGAGCTTTAAGTTCAGGATATTCGTCTAAGTGTTTAAAAACATAATCAGTACGATTATAAACACTAAGATTAATAGCTGATTTTAATGTAGGATAATTGTCAATATTATTAAATATAGTATTAATAATAGAAGGCGCTATTTCAGTAATTTTATCTGTAATAACTTTCTTTACAGAAGGATAGCTATCAATATTTGTAAATATAGCTTTAACAAAGTTTTCAATAGCAGTCTTTAAAGTCGGATAGCTATCAATATTGTTAAAAATATAATTTACTTGATTAACAACATAAGTATTAAGAAGACTTTTTAAGTTAGGATAGCTGTCTAAATTAGTAAAGACATCGCCAACCTTAGTCTCAATAACAGATTTAAATTGATTATAAAGATCAGGATAAGTAGTAATATTATTAAGAACCTCATTAACAGCAGTAGTAACACCTGTTGTAATCACATTCTTTACGGGAGGATAGTCATCAATATTTGTGAAAATCTTTTCAACCGCTTCAATTATTTCAGATTCAGCAGCTTGTAAATCCCATCCATCCCAGTTATCAATATTCGACCAATTAGCATTACTAAAATCACTAAGTTTATAACGCTTAGTCCAAATAAAACCATCAGTATCTTTATATGTAACAAGAGTTCCAAGATTACGCATAACCAAAGGAACTTCATTTACAGTAGCAGCAAAGTTTCCATTCCAAGGTAAAACAAGATAATTAAACATACTCATAAGGCTACTCAAATCTTTACCAGATTCAAGATCAAGAACTGCCTGAATAAGAGTAATAGGAAATGTAGTAATTTTGTCTCCAAATTCTACAATATAATCCCTAAGTATCTTAATATTTTCCACTTTTCTATCTTCTTTAGGAACTGAACTATAAGCCATAGTACTTAAAGAATTATATACTTGTTCATGATATTCTTTATTACTTTGAGTATCAATAGAATCAATTATATAAGTTTTCTTATTGTCTAAGACATATACCTCAGCTCCAGCATTTACATTTTCAATAGTTAAAGCATTAAGGTCTTCCATAGTATCGACTACAATACGTCCAGTAATTTGACGCTTATTTAAATCAGCGATACTATTGAGAACTTCAGTTTTAAAAGTTTCATAATCAATTTTAATCTCATCTTGAAGATTAGAAAGTACTTGCCAATAAGTAGTATTAGTAAGTTTAGTACCAGCAGGTACTTTTTGTTTAGAGATATAAGAGGCAAAGTCATCATAAACAACACAAAGACGATCGTAATCAACATTGTCTTTCCAACGACCATTGCATGTAATACTAACCTTACCTAAATATCTAATAATAGAGTTAACAATATCTGTTATATTTGCCATATCAGTTTTAATGTTGCTCCCCCGTAGAGGAAGATCATCGTTTATTATTTATCAAATTGAACATCATCCTTAGTAAGCCCATAAGTTTCAGTATAAACCTCTCCTCGTTTTGTAACCTCTTTAAGTAAACCAGTTTCAACATCTACTTCAAACGTAGGAACAGATCCACAAGTTACCATAGCATACAGCTCACCATTCTCATCAATAGGCATAGTAACACTACCAAGGTTTTCAGGTACTCTAGAACCTTTATAAATATTACTAATTTGAGCTTTAATATATTTAATTAAAGTGTCTGCTTCTTTAGTTTTGTTAAGTGAATGTGCAGCACAAGCTGCTTGGAACATATTCCAACAAGAAATAATATTCTTATTAGAACCTTTGCAACCGGCTGCACAATCTTGAAGCATTTCATACCCCAAATCACTTAACATAACTAAAAGTCGAGCATATACACAAGCATAATCCGCAGGAATAATCATATAAACATAATCGGGATTATTAGCTTTACTTTTATTTACATCATCCATAGGTTAATAATTAACAACAACGTTTAATTTTTTTAAAACAGAACCACCTGTAATTTCAATTTCAGAATTTCCATTATCATTAGCAGTTATAGTTAAATGAACTATATTATTTTTAACATCAATTTGTTTAACAGTACATATTCGACTACTTGGATTATAAATAGCTATTTTATTAGCATCAGTAGTAAGTTCGGGAATGCAAGTAATATATACGTCAACTATTTCTCCGACAAGCATTTCTATATTATCCGGTTCTATTGTAAAATCTTTAATAGGAACTTTAGTTTCTTTTATATAATTATAACTACCAATAATTTTATTATATATAGTTATAAGATTTTGTCTACGTTTTTCATCAAATAAACCAATATTTTCAAAAGCTGTTTTAAGCAATATCATATATTGATTATTTACAAAAATATTATTAGAAGAAATGAATCCAGCTTCTTCATTCTTAACAATATCTTCGTTACCTTCAATTAAATAAATCGTAGAATTTAAAACAAGTTTATTATAATTAACCATATGCTAAAGAGCTTTGTTAGTTACATAAACAGCAAAATCTTGACATTTAATAGTCATTCTATTATTAAAAGTAAGAATCTTAGTTTCTTTATCTAACTTTTCGTTAAATATAATATCAATAGCATCTTTCTCTATTTCTTTAATCCACTCTTCTTTAAGATATTCATTAACCTTATTCCCATCAATAGTATAAAGAGAAAGAGAATTATAAATATTATAATATTCGGCATTAACTAAATGTTCAACATTGTTAATAATATTATCTCTATTAGTAGCAATATGATTATTTATAATTGTTTTTGTAACAAATTCAATTATAGTAGACGCAAATGAAAGAAAAGCCTGTCTGATAGCACAACGGCATTTATCTCTATCTTTATCAATAATATTTGTAGTAATATTGTCAAGAAAGTTACTTATTTTATTTATAGCTGAAACCAATTCATTAGTAATTTTAATATTGGCTTTTTCTCGTTTAGAATCAATCAGCTTTACTATTAGTAAATAAATAACTACAATAATAGCAGGAGTTAAACCCTCTTTTAACGCATAAAGTATTATATTGTCCATATGTACTTAAACAAAAAGGAGCCACTAATATTATCCATTAGAACAATATCAGTAGCTCCCTTTAATTAGTTCGTTGTGTAATTACTTTACAAAGGTTATTAACTACAATTCGGCCATAGCTTCAAGAGCAGTTTCAATAGCATTTACTGCATCACCTACCGTACTTGCGGCTTTATTGGGGATAGCAATCTGCACAATTTGATGAACTACTTCATCTCGAGTTTTCGTTGCACGAGGAACGGCAAAACGCAAAGTAAATACCGTAAATCCATAATCAGCTTTCTTAGGCTGTGCAAGAGGATCGAGAGGATACTTAGGATAAAGATACATATACGAATCACGATACGTATATTCGAAACCAGCATCAGCGGCTGCCATATCTGCAAGTTTCTTAATACCTTCAGCATCGTTAAGTGCAGCTTCACCACGAGTAGTATAAGTAACTTCCATGCCAAATAAAGCGTCGGCAGGAACAACCTCATAATCTACACCTGGCTTAGTAGCCGTAACAGTAACTTTTCCAGCAGATGCTTCAGCCGTCAAACCAAGCGACGGATTAGCATTTACATAATCTGCAATTTTCTTTGCAACAGTATCAACAGTTTCCGAAGCCTTGTAAACATGAACTGTAGCAGTCCAATTAGCACGCTCGTTAAACTGAATACCTTTCTTAACAAAGATAACAGAATGATCTTCCATTACAGTAACATCGGGAACCGTAAATTCAGCTACAAAAGTCTTAGCTGCTTTATAGCTCGACTTAACATAACTAAAATGGTTGTTATAGAACGGAAGAATAACAGGGCCTCCCTCAGCAGAAGTACGACCAAGTACGATAGCACCCTCACCTTTCATTTCGGCACCCTTAGCACTAACAGTGAGTTTACCGTCTTTAAGATAGTAAAAACCTACAGCACCAGAAGCAGCAAGTTCAGGCGTAGCTCCAGTTGCATAAGCGACATCACCAGCACCTAAAATAAATTGTCTCATATTTGTATAGTTTTAATAATGTTAATTAGAAGTTATGGCAACACTCCTAAGATATATTTCAGCGGCAGCTTTCACTATATCAATGTGCATGTAATCAGGCATGTTACAATCTACTGAATCACCCTCATTATCGCTATACTTAACGACAGCAGGTTTAGAAATAACAGTAGCATTAGCCTTGGTAGGTACAAGTCCCTTCCCCGTAGAAGAAGTGTAAATCTCAATACCAACACCATTTACTTGCCCCAAAAATACAACCACCGGAGAATTGTAGGTAGGAGCATTACAATAATCTTCTAACGTTCTCCCAAGAAGTTCAGCTTGCGTAACTCGAGCATCATAAATTTTATTAGTCTCTTCATATCCCACTTCAACAGCCGTAATATACATCACATCGTCTAAAGGAACATTAGTAACATAACAATTTCGCTGAGAACTCTTAGTTGGAGCAGTTAGACTAAGCCTCTTAAAAAGAGTACTTAGTCCATTTATCTGCCCAACACGTGCGTTATAGATTGTAACTTGCTCATTACCGGCAGAACCAAGGTTTTCAGCAATAAGCTTTTTAATCACATCATTAACCGCAACGTTTATACAAGCATCAATCTCATTAGGAAGAATAGCACGTATAGTTTGCATACCCATTTGCTGGGCCAACTGCCTAAACATAATGTGCATCTCTCCAATAGTCATACTAAATAAGTTTTAACTTATTCTTATATCCGTTTACAACAGCACTATTTTCGGGGTTCTTAAACCAAGCAACAGCTTCACCCATGTTAGCTCCAATGAAATCTCCCTCCGGTGTAAGAATATTTTGGTTATGTTGCGCCCTAATAAATTCTCCACGTGCGATAAGAGTCTCAATAAATGCTTTAATTTTGATATCGTTATCACGGAAAATCTTATTAAACTTAATCGGATCTTCAATAGAGAAGCGATCAAGCTGATTTTCTTTAGTAATACGATCTTCAAGCATAGAACTAACAATAGGACGTCCACTAATAACACAATACTGAATATAAACCGCGTCGAACATCTCAGGATCACCAACAGTTGCGACATAGTTAGCTTTAGCGTTATTAATCTCAATACGAAGCTTCTTTTGAAGCTCAGCTTCCTTATTATCATCTTTGAAGTAAAAGCGAATACTTGCATCACTATTAATGAGAGCAGTATCTTTCGCAATATCATTGTAAAGTAAACAATGACGATAAAGAATATAATCTTCAAGATTTAAAGGATAACCATATTTGTGCTTAGAACTTTCAAGTTCATTAAGAAGAGTAATCTTTTCTTTAAGAGCAGCTCGAAGATCTTTGTTGTTGCTTTTATTAGCAAGTTTATATTTAGATTCGATTTCTGCTTCTTTCTTCTTAACTGCAAGATAGTCAGAATAATGATTATAATGAAAACTACAATCAAAAGTCTTACCTAATTCGTCAACAGCAACTTGAATATTATTCAGATACTGCTTAACACGAGTAACAAAGTTATCGTTATTAGGTGAAAGACCAACCAACCGAGGAAAATAGGCTTCAACCTCTTCTTTATTAGAAGAAAGAACACGAGAGCTGGAAACAGAACTACCAATAAAATCACGACGTTTAGTCATAACTTTGTCATTGGCACGACGATAGAACGAATAATTCTTAACTAAAGCAATAGTGATAGTTTTTCTTTCTACATACTCTCGATTAAGATTTTCGTCAATCTTATCCTGTACTGTAACTTTTCCTTGTTCTTTACCAGTTTCGACAGTCGTCTCCTTACTGGGTGTATCCTCTACGGGGCGATTACCACTATCAGGTGTTTCAATAGAGGGTTTCTTGACAAATCCAAATCCGTTTTCAGCACCCCCTGTACCTTTATTATTTTCCATATCAATAGGAGTTTAAATGTTAATTACAATTTGCACTGCAACAGGAACATCTTAGTTGCATTGTCCACCTGCAAGCCGAGAGAGTCTTTTACCTCGAACCGCGACATATCAATCTCAGTCGAAATAAAATTCGTTTCGGGAACACCCCACGAAGCAGGAACATCAGTCAGACCTTTAAGCACCTTTGCTTTATAGATTTGACCCTTCATACGAACCTTACGAACGTTCTGATGTCCGTTATACGAAGAGAAGTCAATAAAACATGCTTGGTGAGACGTAATAGGAAGACCCGAACGAGGATGAATCATACCATTCTTCTTAGCAGTTTCTGCAATCGTACTCTTATCAAAGAACGAGCAGTGCTTAACGGTAATAGTGTGGCCATCAACAGTCTTATAACGACGGAAGTACTTTCCATAGGTAAGACCAGCATCCGAACCATCAATCATCTTATCACCAAGAGGAGTTACGAAACCATTCTCCGTAGCGTCCATACGCATAGCCTCATCGAAATCCTCAATGAAACCTTTACCACCCATCAGAACAATGTTCATCGTTCCGTCATCAGTGTCGCGATCAAGAACATCACCAACAGTACGCTTAATCTTATTCAGAGTAAGATACTCACCATAAGTATCATAGTTAGACTCACGGCAAATCTCAAGCATACCAGCAGTCGTAGGAATAGGCTTACCATTATCCATATCCTTAAGAGCAACCTCACCGTTAGTATTACGGTTATACTCAGCCATCCAAAGACGCTCTTCATTAGCAATACGCATAGTTACGTTGAATTGCCGCATCTCTTCGTTAATCCACAGCTTATTCTTACCACCGTCGCCACCTTCAAACTCATATTCAGTAACAACATTAGCAAGATTACCAGCAATCTCTTTAGAATAACGGTGGAACTCAAGTTGAGAAGTCATTTGACCCGGCCCCATAGTATTGCTGCGGTTTCCTTTCGAATACGATTCAGAAACAAGCGGAGCACCCATAGACCAATACTTACCAACAGCAAGCATTTCGGGATCAACAAAAGCATCAGGATTAGGCGACATCAAACGCAGAATGTAACCATAACCGTGAGCAGATTCTCCAAGATCACGCTGAATACGAACTTGAGTATGACCATCAGGAGCAGTTAGAGTGTATTGTTCGATAAACCAATGGGTCGAGAAGTGAACCTCAAAATCACTACCACCAACACCCGGTTTAAGATTAGCCGTATTAAAGTAAGTAACAAAATCGTCAAACTTTAAACGACCCATCGTTTTCCAAGTCCACTGAACAGTGTCAACATCGACAACACCAGCAGAACCACGACCCTCAGTAAGAAACGTCAGAGGAAAACGATCATCATCCTTACCATAATTGTAAGTAAGAAAAGCATTAATTTCGACAGGTTTCTGTAATTGAAGATTAGCAATACTCTCTTCATTAGAGTATCCTCTATCATCAAATTTACCTACCGAAAGAGTGCGCATTGAATACATAATCAATCAGTTTTTTAATTAATAAAAAGTTACTTAAAACCTAAGTCAATATCTTTACCTTTATTAGTTTGAGGTTTGTTAACTTTAACACTTGATTGGTTACGGCTCTTAGCAATCAATTTAAGTTTCTTAACTTCTTTATCATTGATAGCCATGTCAACAAGGTTGGTATAATTACCACCTACAAACTTCAAATAAGCACGAAGTATAGCATCGTTTCGTCTGTCTTCAAGACTTTCTTTTGCAAGATCGTTATCATAACGAGATTTGCCATTAGCATCAACTTGATACATGTAATTAAAGAAATCATCAGGCGTAGCACTAATCTTTTTCCCATCACGTTCAATAATGATAGTATCAGGAATTTTATATCCTGCAATAGATCTGCTGTCAATAACTTCTTTAACACCTGTCCAAAATTGAATTTCTCGTTCAATAGCTGCTTGTTCAGCCTCTTCTGCTTGTTGTGCAAGTTCTTCACGAAGAGAAGCATCTTTTTCTTGCAATGCGGCAAGTTCTGCTTTAGCAGTGTCGAGTAGCATACCATTTGCTTTAAGATAAGCAATATAGTTATCTACATTACCACTAATTTTTTGCTCAGCCCAAGACTCACGAATAATACTTTCTTGTTGTGCTTCGTTAGATTCATCAATAGTAACACCGGAACGGTCTTTAACATCAGTAAACCCTTCAATAGAACCACCATTAGTAGCAATGTAAGGAATCAAAGTTTCCAAAATAGGATACTTAGCATACAAAGTATTAATAGTAGCTTCTTGAATTTCTTCCTTTTGAACCTCAATAATAGATTCTACATAAGACTTAACACCTTCGGGAGTATTTTCAAACTCGATAGGTTTACCGTTTTCATCAGTAAGTTCGACGTCAAAAGTCTTTTGTAAAGTTTCAATACTAATCTCATCAGGATTAACATTATTTACTTCAAAACTTTCAATCCACGCTTTGACATCTTTTGCTTCTTTAAAGACGTTACCGTCTTTATCAACAACATCACCATTCTCAGCTACAGAATAAGTAGAACCATCTACTTCAATTTCAGTACCGGCTTCATAATCATGAGGAAGAGTAGTTTCAGTTCCACCATTATTATTATCGCCATCTCCAGTCTCAGCGGCACCATTATTTTTATTTACATCTTCGGTACCATTGTTTTTGTTCAGTTCACCATTGTTACCGTCATTAATATCGGGAGGAGTAAGACTACCATTTCCGTTATTAATATCTGTAACATTTCCATCGGTTTGTCCCTCGGTAGCTCCGGCACTACTACCGGATGAACTGCCACCATAACCAAAATTAACTTCAGGCATACTAACTTTTTAATTAGATTAAACAATTTATGTAAATATAACGATTATATATATATGATGCAATAGCAATAGCAATTTTTATTCAAAAATCTATATTATAGATTGCTATTATATATACTGTTATATGAAAATTTGATTTTCCGCCCCGTAAAGGAAACGCAGTCTTTTCGTTGATAGTTCATAATATTCGTTATCAAAGTCATATATAAAGCCTCATGTAGCTAAATAATAAAGCCCGGAGTATTGCTCCGGGCCTTAATTCAGTATTATTTCTTAGCACTCTTTTTTCTCTTAAAATCATATTGATTTTTATTCTCTTTAGCAATCTTAAGTTTAGTATCAATATCATGTATCTTAACAGCACGATCCGCAGCTTTACTTGCAGCATCAATATAACTCTTTTCTCGTTCCACTTGAACTTTATCACGTTCAACTTGATTTCGAGCTTCTTCGAGACGAGCTAACCCAGCATTCTTTTCAGCATCAGGAACATCAGCGTTATAACTAATCATATTAGCGTCAGCGCGAATAAGTTCAATTTGTTGATCAAGATAACTCTTAACTTCAAGAGTTTTACGATCTTCTTCTCCCTTAACCGCAATCTTCTGCAACTCGAACTCTTGCTGCATCTGCGCTAATTGCTGATCCATAGCTTTTAAGTCTTGTTCGTACTGTTGTTGTTCTGCTTGGAACTTCATAATTAAATTCTTAATAGCAGAAACATTATCTCCAGAAATAGCAGCGATAGCCATATCCATATTACCATTCTGAGCAGCACTAAAAGCAAATTGCTTAATTTGATCAAGCTTTTCTTTCTCTTGTATAGAATTCTTAGCTTTAATAATATAGTCAGCATAAACATGACTATTTACATCCAAGCTAACGTACTTAATATTTTTATCTGCATCTCTATAAGATGTATTAAGACCGTCAATCCAAGCAAGTTTAGTAAAATCAAGATCACGAGCGCAATCTCGTTCTCGCATTGCATCAAACATAAATTCAACAATAACGGAACCCATAGACCCACGCATAATAGCTTCCTCAGTAACACCTTTACCAGCGCTATTAGCAATTTGTCCATAACGTTGCGGTGTCATATCTACACGGTCTTTAGCAGTATTCTCGATTTCAGTAATAAGATTAGTAAGCTGCGTAATATACTCTCCAATAGAAGCATTAAGCATTCTAATTTGTTGAGCTTTAAGCATATTTTGATCATCACTATCGTCAATATATAAAACACCGTCTGCGGCCATTTTATATATAGTATCTTCTACATCAGCATTAGAAGAACCGAGCAATGATTTACAAACAAGAAGAATACTAAGTTTATTCTTAGCAATAGCCATTTCTCGATGATAATAAACAATGTTCATAAACACTTGATAAGGTGTCATTGTTTTAACAATAGAGAAAGGCCCAAAACCTTTAATAAGTTCTACAAGACCATTATAAGGTAATTTACCTTTACGATTGTAAGCAATAGCTCTTGCTTTATAAGGATATATTGCATTGTTACGTCCTCCAATACGAACACATTCATAAACTTGAGGTTCATAAATATATTCAATAGAAACATCACCAATCTCTTCATTAAGAACGTAATCATCATTTACTACTCTCTGAGAAAGAAAACCATTAGCAACATAAGTAACAATTGCTCGTCTAACTTCACCTCTCCAAACAACATGCCAAACATCATAAAGACCAGTATTATTATCACGAGCCATAATACTATTAGCCTCAAATGCTTCACGTTCTTGATTAGTAAATTTAGAGCAAACATCTCCATAATAGCTTGCGTACATTTGATACGTAAGAGGAGTAGCATCGTTTGCACTATGACGAGCATAATATGTTTCTAAGAACTTTCTATCTTTTTCACTAAGATATTCGTCAAAGTTATCTACAATTTGTTGATACGTCATTTTCATACGTTCAGCAAACATATCATAATCTTCAACGAATTGAGAATCGTTAGGAACAGGAAAAGCATCACGAGGAGAAACAACTCGTTTAATAAGTTTATTACCTACTACATCAGAATAAGTATAACATTCTCCAAATGCAACAAAATCAAAATATGCCTGCGAATATAAAACAAGACTTTCAGTAATATCATCTATAATATTAAGAAGCTCTTGTCCTTGCGCAGATGTTTTATCAATATATTCTTGCTTAAATTTCTCAATTTCAGCATTAATATCAATAGCCTCTTGAGGATTAAATTGTTGAGGATCGTTACCTTCATTTACAAAACGTTGATAAGACTCAGATATTTTAGCTGCAATTTGTGCTTCTGCAAGACGAAGCATTTCTTGTTTAATCTGAGCATCGCGAGCCATAACAACGTCAGGGTTGTTAGCTCCAACAATAAAATCATGAGGATTCTTTATATATTCAGAAACATAACGACGAATAACTCCAGAAATAATATCATAGTTACGCATCGTTGCAGGAAACCTTTTATATTTTTCATTAGTAGCATTATAAGGATTGAGAATCTTAGCATAGAATTCATCAGGAATATCATTCGCTAACATTCTATACATCTTTTCCAATTCTTCTCTATCAGGTGCAGCAGCTAATCCAGCAGAAATAACATAATCGCAACAATTAGCATACCATTCCGGCTTTTCTTTTTCAGCGTTAGACACGCGCTGATTAGGAAAAGCATATGAAGCAAAATCTCTAAATACAGCAGCCATAATTATTATTTATCAAAACCAAGGACGGGATAAAATATTTTTCTCATCACTATTAACATTAATTTTCTTTCTTTTGTCCATTTCTTTTTTAGCATTGATATCCATAGCTTTCCATTCAATACCTCTAACAATCATTTCAGAAACTCGGTCAAAGTTTCCAACAGCGTTCCATTTCTTTAATTCAAGAATAGTTTGATAATCATAAATACGATGAAAATTCCTAATAGGATTACCATTCTCATCTTTACCTATTTCTTCATAAAGAAACTCTTTAAGTAATCGAAGTGCGTCAAGTTTACGTTGAGCACCACCACCTATACTGAAACCATAACTTGAAGAAACTTTACCTTTGATAGTAGAATCCCAAACAAATAAAGGATCATAAGCAAGATACTTAGTTCCTTTCCATTGTTTAAAGTTTTTAACTGTTTCACCACGGTTAATTTCGACACAAGTAGTCCCAATACAATTATAGTATTTTGCAAGCATATAACAAATTCTATCAGCTTCTTCAAGACTATCGGGTCGTCCGTAATAAGATGCTACAAGTTTTTGTTTATATCCATTATTAATAGTAGGATTCATCCAAACTTTAATACTGTTATGAGAATGTCGAGAAGTAATTTCTTTTCCTTCTTTATCAATACCAACAGGGTCATAAGATATACTATATGTACCAGCTGGTATATATCTTTTTATTCCAGAATCGTTATACTCTTCAACATACTCAGGAGCAAACCATCGTCTAATACAACCATGAGGTTGTTCATTGGCACGACGAGGAACACCATTTATATAGTCGTAAACTTTTTTTCCTTCTTTATATAGACGTTCATTAGATTTAAACTGAACTTGCCCAGTACTTGTTTCCTCAAGCATGCCATCAGTATAAAACTTATAAAGTTCGTCATTTCTAAGTCTTTCTTCCCAAGCAGTAAGTTCTTCAGAACTAAACAAGTTTTCAGTAGCACTACTAAAAGACTCAGAAGGAGTTAGAGCGTACTGACCAAGATAATTAATATAGTCAGCATATGTTTTAGATGTAGATTTACGCTCTTCCCTTTCTCGTTTAGCAATAGAAAGACCTATTTCAAGATTACTATTGCCATCCTTATCTACACCTCTAATTTTATTGATTTCACCTTGCAACCCCCAACAATATGGTTTAAAGAAACCGCAAATCTCATTTCTACTATCTTTATCCCAAACGTTTTCAAAAGGCATAAAATGAAACGCTTTAGGATTATAAAAGTTAGTTTCAAAAATCTGCATGTTACCAGAAGTAGCAGTACCCCAAGCCATAAGAATACCAGTAGTATAAGCACCAGTACGCATAGCAGGTTCAGTAACATTCATAAATTCATCAAAGTTATCCATAGTAGATAACTCCTCAACTTTAACACAAACAGCATCTTTACCAATAGCGCAATCAGGATTATTCATTGCACTAACAGAAAACAAAGAAGACTTCCAAGAATTATCAGCTTCCATACCATTAGGTAGTTTATAACCTAAACGGAAGTCTTCTTTATTAGTACTAAATATACCTCGAACAAAAGGAGTTTTCTCTTCGTAAAACTTAATTCCACTAATAGCAAAATCGGACAAACCTTTATCAGCAGTAAGGAACTTTTTATCAGCAGCAACATGAATAACCATCTTACGTGATTGAAGATTTACTCTATTAGCGCTATCAGAAGCCATAATGTAAGAGAAACCACCACGACGAGTTTTGTCAATAATAAGATGAAAACCATTATTTTCTGCAAACTCCATTACGTGAAATGTCCAAAACTGCGCATCAATAAATTTAGGAAAACTATAATATTTCTTTGCAGTATTAGTATTACCTCTCTTAATAGTAGTTTCATCGAGCTGTTCCATTCGACTATAATTAAGAAAGTTATAATGAGCACCCGTAATACGAACTTCTTTAATAGAACCGTCAGGCATCATTAAACACGGAGCAGAATAACCCTTTTTACGTCTGTATTCCTCACGTTTACGAAACTGTCTATGAGGAATACTATCTTCTTTATAATGACAATATTTATTACCATTAGCAAGAAAATAATTAGCGACTTCTTGAAAAAGATGTGTATTAACAAAACGCATTCCGGGTTGAATATTCATAAGAAATCCTCCACTTTCTCCTACAAGAAAAAGATCATCGGGATCTACAAATCCAAGCTCAGATGCTTTTCTATAATGACTTTTATCTTCTTGTATAAATTCAAGAAAAGGATATTTATCGTCAGCCATAATATATTATTTAATCAATAAAACAAGTACAGTAACAGCAACAGCGCCACAAGTTGTACCTATTAGTATTCTATTCTTTTTCTTTTGTTTTTCAATAGCAGCATGTAGTTCTTCGTTGTACTTATTTGCATCAACTATTCTACTTTGCATATCGGTAACAATAGTATTATATTCTTTAATTTGCAATTTCTGCAATCTAATAATAGTATCTTGTTGATATATAAGTTGAGCAAAACCTTTACGCTCTATTAGCTTAGCATTAGCTCTACGAATAAGTTCAACAGGAACAATACATTTGTTATCACCAATTAATTGTATCTCCCCCGTAGAGGAAGGCATCTCTTCCTTAGTCTGACAATAGCTTTTGAAAGTTAACAATAACAGTACTATCGTCAGCAGTTTGATTAAGGTGTAATTCATAAATTATAGAATCTTTAATTTGAACAATAATAGAATCTCGTTTAATTATATTATATTCAATAGAATCAATAACTACTCTATTATATGTAGTATCCACAGGTTTAACAGATTCTACTGATACATCATTTTTAATAGACAATCTCGATACTATAAATATAAGTACAAATATAATAATAAGATATATTAAATCTCTAATTGTAAAATCTTTCATACTACATTATGATTTAATTTTAACAAGAGTATTAATAAGTTCAGTAGTAACTTTAGTAGAAGGTTCTAAACCGCATGCCTCATAAGCAAATTTAACAGCAGTACCAACTCCCATATTAACAGCAGTATCAAATATTTCTTCAGCAATACGTTGCGAAGTAATAATATCTAATTGAATAGGATCCCAATAATTACTCTTATAAAGTTCATCTACAAGAGCCATAAGTTTATCATCAGCAAATAACCTTTCATTAAGCCTCGATAAACCTTGAGGTAACATAATGCCTACTTTATGTTTATCAATAATAGGCCAACCTTTCCAATTCTTATTGTTCTTTCTTGAAACTCCAGCAAATGTTTCTCCACCTGCATCATCAGGATCATTAACATATCCTGCTTCCCATTTAAGAATTTTACTTAAAGCCTTTTTAAAATCCGCCATATTTAATCATTTTATTATATAAAGCATAAGCACTCATTTTAGCTAAAACAAGATTTCGTTGAACATCGTTCTTATCAGAATCTAATGTTTCAAGAACTCCCCAATTAGCAAGAGTAATCCATTTATGCCAAAAAATACAATAAGGAATTCTTATTTGAACTTCATATGAAGTAACAAGATCACAATCAGATACATAATGACCATCATGACTATGCTCTATAAGATGTTCATTTTTCACTAATTGAATTTCACGAATACCACAAACTCCGTATTCAAGAACTTGATTGTTAAGATTATTATTCATCTAACGCACGATTAATCCAACCACGAAGATATTTAATATTATTACCTTTGGCCGCAAGTTCATTATAACGTTTAATCTTAGCAAGTTTATAATTAGCAATAAATAAATTTTCACCAAGACTATCACGTACTAATTTAAGACTATCTTGATAAAGAGTAATATCATGTTCCAAACGAATAATACGAGCAATATTAGTTTGTTCATTGATAGTATCTTTTACAGGTATGTAGATCACTTTCTCTACGGGGGGACTACATTTACAAGCAGTAACAACACTTGCTATTACAACTATAAATAACTTTCTCATAATTCTAATGAAAATTGTGTATTAATTTGTTGCGCTCTAAGAGTCTTTCGTCTATCTTCAAGAATAGCCATAACTTCAGCTTTACGATACGGCATCTTGTGCATAGTAACTTTCTCAATAGGATTGTCTTTAACTTTAAAACTATTATCAGGAAAACGTTTAGGCATGCCATATTTATTAAGAATAAAATCTGAATCTATATGACAAAGCCATAAACCAGCGCAAGGAATACCAAGAATCATTTCAACATAAGCAGCATAAAGAGAAAGCTGCATATTATAAATAGAACCATTACAACTTGGTAAATTATTAAGAGGAGGAAGTAACCACTCTTCTTTAGAAACCCAAACATCAGTATCTTGAGCAGGTTTCTGAGTTTTATCTTTTTTAAAGTAACCGGATTCAAATTTAAGACCTCCACGATTAGTCTTATAATCTCCTATAACAAATTGATCGTCTCGTATACACAGAACATCAATAGTGCCAGACAAAAGATAATCAATAAGAAAGGCACCAATTTCTGCATAGATTTTATAGCCGTTCTTGGTATAATAATCAAAGACATTATAAAGATCAGTATACTTTCCTTCAGTATAATCAATAAAAGCTTTAATATCGAGTTCTCTGACATGCTTATCTATTTGAGGTAAATCTGCAATAGTACTCATAGAATTATCGTCATACGTTTGTGCATAACGAATAGCATCATTAAACTTAGAAACAAGCTTTACTCCATCTTCAAGACCATTATGAGTTTTACTTCCTCTATCACAGGCTTCATCTCTAATAGCGTCCCATTGAGCTGCAAGTTTCTTTTCACTAATACCAAGTTCTTTAGCTTTCTTACGAAGCCAAAAAGTCTTATCAAACTTGGGAGAATATTCGTGAAGAAAGGTAGTAGTAGAAAGATACTCGTTACCTAAAGTATCAGTATATTTATGTCCATCTTCTTTAAATATAAGACGAACGTCATTATAACGTTTATCTCTAAGCGAAAGCATATATTATAAACTATTATTAGCGTCCATACTTGAAGTTACACCTTTACCACCACGTGCCATAACTTGTTCAGATTCTTCTTTAAGATTCTCTTTAGCAATAGATACAGCTTTCATAAGTTCAGGAATTTGTTTGGCACGAGAAGTAATCTTATCGAGGTTATCAATAATATGTCCAATGTCTTCTTGAGTAACACCATTATTTAATTTCTCAGTAAGTAAATCATGACACTTATTAATAATAATATCAGCAGTATGAATAGAACGATATAAGTTCTCTAATGCTACACCAGCAGGCCCTACTGCTAATTTATAATATCTGTTAACTATTTTAAGGACAAGACTATCAGGACTATAATCTTTAGGTAAATCAAAATTCTCAATAGCTTCTTTAAGACATTCTGCATCAGTAAGACCTTGTTGTCTCGCAGGACTACGAGGATCAGCAAGATAATATATTACTCCGCACTCTTTCATATACTTCATTTTATCTTTAGTATTATCACGTGCGTAAAGTAAACATATATCTTTATCTAATAATTGATTAATAGTAGGAGGTTTAGGCATTCCACTATCATCAATACTAATTATGTTTTCTATTAGTAAGCTCATCGTATTGTTCTTGTAATTCAAAATTAAAAGGAACTTCTTCAAAGATACTCATACAATAAAGAAATGCGTCGGCATATGCTTTACCTAAAGTAGTACAGTATTTAATATAACGTTTTCGATTACGTTTTTTGATTCTATCTAAAACACGTTTACGAATTGTTTCAGCCTTAATCTTATCTTGCTCATAATAATAAAGACCTTTAGCATATTCTTTATACTCATCTTTATCCATAACTTGACGGGCAAGTTTAAGTTCTTTATAATGAGCAGTCATAGCTTTATCAACAGGATTATAACGAAGTACTCCAATAAAAGGTAAAGACATTGCTTTAAAATTACTAATTCCTTGAGAAACAGTTTTCTCAATAAAATCAACAATCATTCTACAAGTATCTTCTTCCTTTTTATTATTGAACTTAATGTCATTAAATATATCATCTGCATCTTTGCAAATTAATACATATTCAGCATCAAGTTCATCAAGATTTTTAATATTAACTATATCGCTCATATAATACGACTAAAAAGAAATAAAGCTGGTATGAATAATAGCACTCGCTTCGCTCGTGCGCCTCCCCGTAGAGGAATTCACACGTCTGACTATTCATACCAGCTTCATTATCAATATAATGTTAATTAATATCTTCGTTATCTTTTTCAATAAAAGGATGCAGTTTGTTTCCTCCTATTTCATAAGCACCAATGATAGCATTAATGGGTACAATCTTAAATTCAACAAAACAACATTTAGGACTTGCATTTTTACTATCAATAATTGCCTTACCCTCTTCTTTAAAATAATTTCCAGTGATAATATCGTTTCGTAACTCTTTATCGTCATCAATAAAACTATTAACTGCGGTGAGAGTAATATCATTTGCAGCAGAATTATAATGAGTGCCCATTTCAAGAGAACTCCTATTAATAACTGCACGATAACCAACTTTCAGTTTTTCTTCAAGCTCTACGTTAGGAATACTAACCTTAGCAATAATAGGAACAACTTCAACTGTGGGAGGATTCTTGGCACTAACTACACTTGCAAGACTAAACAGTTTAATCTTATGTACAAGAGCAATAACGCAATAATGGTCTTGGAGAATAAGACTATTTGTCATCGCCTCATAATGAGCAGGAGTAATTTCTGCAACACTTGTAGGAATCAAAAGCGAATAGTCTTTTAACTTACTTTCTAACTTAATCATTTCTTTGTTGTTTAATAGTTATACGTTTAACAGGAGGAATTTCCGCATCACCCTCTTTAAGTTTAATTTGATTAGTATTAATTGATACCATATAAATATAAGTATTAAAATGAAACAATGGAATAAATATAACTAATATTTATATAAGTACCAAATAAAAACGTTTTTATTTTATAATATTATAAAGATGTCAAAGATTAATAACAATACATTCAACATTGCCTTCGATAACATTATCAGGAGTATCATTAGGATTAAGCATAGCTCGGTCAGTATATAATTTTTTATTAGGTGTAAACACTTGTCCAAGTACTCCTTTTTTAATAAGTCCATTAATAGCGTTACGAGCATTACGTCTATTAATACCATGTTCTCCCTCACACTTTAGAAAAAACTTATCATCGAATTTAACAATACGAGTATTAATACCTTTAGTAAAAAAGTTACGTAGAGTAGAAACAATATTACCATAAACAACAGTTTCATTATGATTCAACTCGTGTAACATACTTGCAATAATAATAAATTTCTTTGTAGTAGAAATAACACTCTTAGGAACATTAAAACTAACAACCTGTTTTTTCCCAAAAACTTTATAGTTAGCTTCGTCAATAACTTGACCATCAAAATTATTACCAATTAAATACATAGCATTATAAGTTTTACAATTATCTATGCACAAATATACAAATAATTTTGTTAATACCAAATAAAAACGTTATATTGTGTAATATTCTAATACCTAAATGTTATTATTATGAATGAAAATGAAACTGAAGAAATGGAAGTTATTGATGTAGAATCTGTTGGTTCTCTTGATGATCTTATTGACGAAGTTCTTAAAGAACGAGGTTCTGTTTGTAGTACTTGTAATAATGATTAAGCTATGAGTAATTTAGATTTTGTTAATAATAAGTTTAATCTTTCTATTCAAGATATTGATAAACTTTATCATATAATGAATAATCTTAAAAAGGATCGTGGTTATTCTTTATCTACTATTACACTTATGGTTATGGAACGTTTTGACCTTACAGGAAAAGATATGTATAATTTTCTTGTCGACGTTTATTATAATTGGGATACTTATTTAAAGAATATGAGTAATGAAAAATAAAATAGTTTGGCGGATAGGATTAATAATGATGATATTGTTGTTATTAATTATTATGCTTGTAGTTGGAGTGGTTATTCATACTTGGTGTACTATGATTGGAATTGGATAAGTCGGGCTTAGGCTCGACTTTCTTTTTGTGGGTATGAGAAAGAATAAGATAAAGTTGTTGATTTAAATATCGGATTGATAAAGGGAAAAGGTTATAATACAAATGCCGATTTTAAATATAATAGAGTATGAGATTTTTATGAGTACAAATGATATAATTTTAGGAAGAGAAAATATAAGGTTTTAGAATGTGAAAAACATATTTATTTAATATATGGAGAATAGAATGGGAGATAGAACGGGTTTAAATGAGGAAAGTTTTAATGATAAGTATAGGGATATAAGTAGGAATGAATAATATAATTTTAGTGAGAGAGAAGATGGGGATGTATAATATAGTGTATATGTTTTTAAGAGAGTGGAACGGCGAATGGAGTTATTATTAATTTAAAAGTGGAATGAGATACGCGGTTTAATAGTGATGAATAATGTGATAAGGTTATTTATTTAGGTATGAGTGAAAGAAGGTAACGAAGAAGAGAAATTAGTGTTGATTTAAAATATGGTTAAGGATTGTATTTTAATGATAGAGAATGAGATAGTATAGTTGTTTATTTAAGTGTGAATATAGAAATGAGATTTTATTAAGAAAACGCTATTTTGTGAGTACGGATTTTAGGCATAATGAAACGTATGATTTTAAGAAAGGAAAAAATTATATTGTAAGTGCGTGTTTTAGGTATGACGAAGTGTATGACTTTAAAAGGGGTAAAGGAGAATATGGTGTATATGTTTTTAAGAGGGGGCCTATTGTATATGAACCCCGGGGTCTGAGTTGCAACTTGAACTCCCCCGTACTTGTTTCTACAAAATAAGATTTTTTCGCAGGTAATTATATTATTATAAAAATAAATAAATATGTTGATAGAACAACTACCAACCCTCCAAATAATAACAATAAAGAATTTGGCATTGAACGTTTCATTGCTGTAACTAAAATCCACTATGAAAAAGTACATTGGAATCTTGAACTTCATCAACCACATCGTGTGCATGATTATATGCATTGTGGTTATCGTATTAGCCATCGAGAACGATGACGTGCTGTACTTCTGCGGTTGTATAATCGCAATGCCGTTACTGATGTGGAACCTGAAAGTGTTTGCAGAGAAGTTAGCAAATGCGTTCGATAAGTAGATGGTGATGCTGGGGCTGTATGTCCCAGCATTTTCACACACAATTCATCCTATTATTTAACTAAACAACTTACTATTATGTGGAACGTATTTATCGTAGATGACCAAACTATTAAAAGACGTGTAGACATTTGTCTTATAGACAAAATTGAAAACCTTGACATAGCTCGTAAAATCCTCAAAGAAGATCACGGTTTCGAATTTGCTGAAATACCAGAATATGATGAGGAGGACATTAAAGTGTATCCTTATCTTACCGAAGATAAACGTGTTGCAATGTATGCAGAGCTTATATAACATATTACCAATAGTATGTCTAAATGACACGCTATTGGCAATATTTATATCTATCCCCTCATATAATAACAATAAAGAATTTGGCATCGTAGTGATGCTCCGGCTGTTCGTACTGGCAATACGACCGTCGTTAATTCTAATGCCCGTGCCAAAGGAGCACGTAATGTTGTTATGGCAACTCAATCTATCGAAACCAATGCTGTTGTTACAGCCAAATTGCTGCGTATTAGCGTTTACGAAGGCGTTGACGCTATTCGCTATCGTTTCACATTTGATACTGCATTTCCTGCGTATCGTCGTGGAGAGGACGGTCAGAATGTTCTGACCACTGCTGATTACATTGACTTTGCGCCTAATGTCGCAATAGCTCAGCTCATCAACTGTCTGCCTGAACTTGCAGACCTTCATGTCGATGCTCGTGAACGTGCTATTCGTCAGGGAGTGAGTGGTGGTATATCTGCTGCTCAATTGCAGATTCTCTGTCGTGGTGCTAAGTTCACCATTGAGCGTACTCAATTCGCTGCTGGCGATCCGTACAAAACGTTCGACGGTGAAGATGCTATTCACGAGCACGATGGCTTCTCGACCAGCATACGAGAGGTCAAACTGCTGGACAAGCAGGTCAAACTGCTGGAGAATATGCAGATGCAGCTGTTGATGAACCAGTTGTGATACAACGGGAGAGGCGGTGAATAGCCGCTTCTCCTCTTTGTATTTTTGTCCCTCATATAATAACAATAAAGAATCCGAGCGATATAGAACATGATATTAAGGGTTCTACATAGTGCTGGTGATTAGTGGTGAAAATCCAAGAGGGCTAAATGGTAACTGCCATGCTGTCGCTGGTAGTAAAATTAGTAATAAGAGTTACGAATTGGTTCCTTTCCTCTCTCCTTTTTCCTCCTCTTTTCCCCCTTTTCTCTTCCCCCCTATAACCCCCTATTACTATACCCCCAAATCACCTCCTTTTTTCTCTCTCCAAACCTCCAAAGGAAACCCCTTCGCGGTTGATTTTATTAATGATTTTCTTAATAGAGATGATATTGATTTTATTATTGATTTTATTGATGCTCTTATTTATAGATTTTATTATTACTTTTGATATTAATTTTGTTATTGATAAAGTTAATGATATTATTTGTACTTAAGTTCATATTTGTTTTTACTTCTCCCCCCGTAAAGGAATTACTCCATAGAAAGCCTGAACTTGCTATTGATTTTCTTATTGATATTGTTCATGCTCTTATTTAAAGGAGATAATGATGATAATAATATTGAACTTGCTATTGATTTTGTTATAGATAGAACATATGATTTTGCTATTGATTTTATTTGTGCTCTTATTTATAGTTCATTTTATTGATATTGTTAGTGCTGAATTTATTGATTTTCTTATTGCTAAACTTAATGGAGCAAAATTACCACTAACAAAATCATATATAATTTCAATAAAATCATTAGCAAAATGATCCACAAAATCATTCATAAATAACAGGAGTAAGTAGATCAGTAATAAGATTTGTTATTATTTGACCTTATTTTCTCCCCCGTAGAGGAATGCATCCACCTACAAACGCTCTTGCAAAATCAATAGTAGTAAAATCATAAAGAACTATAACAGGAGAATCATATACAAAATTAAACTTATTATTAGTTTTTCCGTTCAGAAATCCAGTATTAAATTCTCCTGTTGAAATAGGAGTAGCATTATCAATAGCTAAATGATAATTATTAGCACTGCATTTAGTAACAAAACTATTGGTAATCTACTCTTTTTGAAATATCAGTTGGAATAGGAATAGGAAAATCATATACAATTTCAGTAGTAATATTAGGATTTTCATTTACAAATTTCAGTATTAAGTTTTCCAGTTGAAATAGGAATAGGAATTTTAGTGAGGTTGGCATATAGTTTAGTGGATTTTACTATGGCAAAATCATTAGTTCCTATTCCTTAACGATTGAGAGAAAGAAAAGAAAGTGTTGGAGCATTTGATTCCCCACCCTTTTCATCTTTCTCATCATCCTATTTTTCATTCTCATCTTTAATACTCATATTTCTGTCCTATTATTAAATAATTGAACTTTCATTGAATTTTCAGTTCTACCTTTCATAATTTCATAAATTATATTCCCAAATCCAACCGCATATTCATTCCATTAAAAATAACAACTAAAATCGCAAGTTCAACCATATAAAATATACCAACTTATGTCAACCATATCAACCTTAATCGCACTTTTATTAGAGATCACTCTCTACATCATATTAGTATCATTTATAATATTAGAAATCATAATAGTAATATGGGTATTATGTACTATTACCAAAAAGATATTCAATTTCATCACTAAATAGACTACAAACTATGACATACTTCTTATCCACTTCTCCAGACGATACAATGTTCAAAATCATAGGATTTGTGTTAGCCATTGTAATTCTATTCTATTTATCCTCAAGAAAATCAAAGAAAAGACGATAAACTATGATATTATATGCAGGAGGCAAATTAGCCGATTATACAGAATACTCACGAGGCTTATCTTTATCAGAAAGAGGAGCAGACGCATTACCTTGGATAATATTAGCCATTGTGCTAATAGTAATAGCAGCATTTGTACTCAAACATACAGACTCAGATAAAAACCCTGATTTAGAAGAAGGTTTATGTATATTTATAGCATTTATGTTTGTATGGGGTTTACCTTTATTGTTAATGATATTAATATAATAAAGAGTAAATAGTACATTATCATATTTGTTAGTATTTGTATATTTGCTATTACTTTCCTCCCCGTAGAGGAATGCACTCCATTCATAGTTGCAGTAGTAACAACATCGGCAACTCAAGATGGATCAGTTCCTTTACGGGGGGACATCATTAAATAACTTTTTAAATCCTAACAAATGGACATTGGCGCATTCATATTAGCAATAAGTTTTGTAGTTATAGTAAGTGTTGAAATAATATCATATTTAATAAACTCTGAAATAACCAAAACAAAGACAGAAAAGAAACTATTCTTTTTCCAAACAGTGTCTAAAGTACTATTTATCGTTGTTATAATAACAATGTTTCAATTAATAGTAAAGATATTGGAAATAGTAAAAACAATATAAGCGATAAGTCCGGCTTTAACAGGACTAAAATAAATAACGTTATTTAAATATTATGGAACAACCTGTTGTACAGGGTGTAGAACAAGCTGGTGCTGTTCAACCCGAAGTTCGAACAAGTGATTATGATGCCATAATCAAAGGTATCATCGCTGCTGGTGGTAAAAAATTACCGGGTATTCGAGTTAAGAACGCGAACTTTACTGAAAAGGATAACTATACTATGGTTTCCTTTACTCTCGCAAACAAAATTCGCGGTTATGTTCGAGACGAAGAAACTGGTGTTTACAAAGAGGGTATGACCAATGTCATTTTTACCTCTTTGTTTGCCATTTGTGGCGCTCTCAAAGAGGATGATGAAAAAGCGTGGATTGCTAATCATCTTCTGAATCATCCTACTGCTCTTCCTCTGCTGTTTGCAGGATCGACTATCGACATCGTTCAGACTGAAGTCGCTGCTGGAGTTACTTATCGTAATCCTTTCAGTACTCGTGATAACGTTGAAGGTGTTAGTTACGATCATGAAACTATCATCAATAATGTTATCAAAGTTCGCTTCGGTAAGATGGGCGAAATCGCTGCAAGTCGTCTTATGGACAAAATGCTCGATCTGTAACTGTATATTGGTAGTGTTAGTGTTATAGCTGGCACTACCATTTTTACTTTCAATAATTGATTATATTGCTGTTCATAATTTTGATATAGTTGTATTTTCATGTAATAGCACAATTATCGGTTATTGAGTAAAAAATATTATTATATAGTTGCATATTACAAAATAAAGATTTATCTTTACACTGATTTAATCACAAACCACCATTTTATATTACTATTATTATGAATACTGAAAAAGCAGTAGAAAAGGCAAATATAGTTGCCAAAGAAGCAGAAGTTAGTGAAGCAAAAGAAGTATCTGTTGAAGCACCTGCTGAACAGATTGCTCCTGCTGAAGAAGAAAACGCTACTCAACAGAACAAAGTTGAGAAGGAAGACAAGCTGGGTAAAATTGCCCGTAAACTGAAAGAAAATCCTGCGGTTAAAAACATTCCTACTCACGTGCTTGAACTGGCATGTATTGTTAAGGATAACGCGGAGATTCGTCGTTTCACTTCTCTCGCTATTCTTAACTATCTTCATCAGAAGAATGAACTTCGTGGTAAGAAAGGTTATGTAGACTTTCTTTGGAACAAGTTTGCTGTAAAAGCTGGTGGACTGTCCCGTGAATATCGTTATACTGAGCCTTTCTTTATTAAGGCTCTTGTGAGTTCGTTTACAAGTTTTGCGAACTCTGCAAACAAGACTATCAACAATTTCCTCGAAATCGAACTTAACACTGAACTTAGTGAGATTACAAACAACGATGAGATTGTTGAAATAGTCAACACTGTTACAGCCGAAAAAGAATAAGATTCAACTATGAGAGATTACGATCCTGATGGTGTAGAAATCAATAGTGAACTTTATACTACTGATTTTGATGAAGTAGGCTTCGAACCTGAACATGTTACTGATGAAGATAATGAAATGGCAGATAAATTCGGATATTAATTTGTTAATTTAATTGTTTTTGCTTATGAACAAGTTTTGGTGGAGCGTGCTGATGATTGCCGCTATTTGTATTTTAGGTGTCATTGATATTAAGACTATGAATACTTGGGTCGTAGTCGCTAATGTTGTTCTTGGAGTTGTAGCTGCATTTGCAGCTTATAAACTCGGTAAGTTTCCTGCAAGTAAGAAGTAGGGTCGTGTTCATTCCTTTACGGGGAGAGAAATACGAACTACTTTAAGTTATATTGTAGCATTGGTCTGTCATGTTATACAATCTGCCATTTTTAGAGCGTGGTGGATTCAATGCTACAAAAACTGTTCTATGGTGTAATGGTAACACGTCAGATTTTGGTTCTGAAATTCCAAGTTCGAATCTTGGTAGAATAACTATTACTCTATTCAAAAATACTGTTGTTTGTATACAATAAGTATTTAGGAGTAAGAACAAGGTAAATTGATTATTTTAAACCTTGTAATGATAAAAGCCTCATCAGCAAACTTGTACTATTGCTAATTGCGGTAGTATAATTAGAACTAAGTTATCTATGAACTATGCGGTATTACGCTGCTTACAAAAAGTCATATGGATTATATGTTCTTATTTGGCCTTTTCGTCTAAGGGTTAGGACGCGAGATTTTCATTCTCGAAATCATGGTTCGAATCCATGTTAGGCTACAGGGTAGACTCATTACCCGTTAGGCACATCCATTTTATAATGTTGAATCAGTTTATTTGATTTATTTGTCAGTTGATCTTCCATACCTTTCGTTGACTGATTCAACTGTGTTCAATTGCTGTGGACACCAACTCCTCTCATGTCGTGATGATATTGGAGGAGTTTTTTATTTTGTTTAATTTAATATTTATAATACTATGTTTAAAATTAATTGGTGTAAGATATTTGGACATAAAACATATACTACTGAACGTCTTAAAAAGAGACATAATGGTACAAGAAAACGACAAGTAATTATTATATGTACTACAAGATGTATACGTTGTGGAAAAGTTATTTCCAAAGAAAGAGTTTGGACTACTAAAGGAATCAAAGATAAAAGTACTGGTATTAAATACTATAAATAACTTAATAACAATTCAAAACTTATGAAGTACGAAAAATGTAAAGTTATCCTTGTTGAAACAAGAGAAAAGAATGGGACTTTTAAAGTTAGTCCATCGGGTAAAATGTATCCATGTTATATGTATTCTAATACATGGTTTGGTTTTAAGTTCTATCATATGATGATATGTTCTTATGAACCTGCATTTAATTCCGATATAAAAGTTTATGATTTAGAAACTAATAGTATGCTTAAAGTTATAGCTACTACAAATGAGAATCTAAATCTTCCTCGTCCATCTAACGAATTTATCGTTAAGTTCGCTAAGAAAAATGGTAATATTTCTGAAATTCTTGTAGAGTATGAAACTCTTAAAAGAGTTCAGAATAGTACTAATTATGAACTTGATGATATTATTGATGAAGATGGTGAAAAAATTGCATCTATTGATAGGTTTGAACCTTACAAACTTACTACTCTCAAAATAGCTAAAGATAATACTATTACTATTCGTAAGATTAAATCAGAGTTTACTCGTGAGGAAGTTTTAACTCTTCTTAAACAAGCTTACGATTTTGGTAAAAAGTATCATCATAAAACTATTGATGAAAAGGCATATTTTAATTATATTATTGACGAAATATAAACTATGAAAGTACGATTTGAAATAATTAGAAATGAAGGAAATTTAATGTCTGATATATTTAATTGGGATTATAATCCTTATAAAGTAGGTGATAAAATTATTATTGATGGTATTATTTGGAAAAAACATATTGGTCAAAAAGATTTAGTTAAAATTTATGACCAAAAATGGAATGGTGATTATGAAGTTGTTGATATATTTCATTATATTAAAATGGAACAAATAATATCTCAAAATTATACTCACGATTGTACTATTATACAACTAAAAGAAATATAATTATGACACGTCTTACAACACTTGAAGATATTGGTATTCTTCCTAAAGAAATAAAATACGGAGATGAAACTTTTATGTTTAATACTTGGATTACTTTTAAAGGTAAACTTTGTATTGGATATAAACATATAACTACTAAAGATGCTATTATATCTATTGTAGTAGGAAATAATCCTTCGTATGAAAGATATATGAATACTATAAAAATCAATGGGATAGAAAAAGATATTGAAAGTATTATTATTGAAATGACTACAATAGAAAACGCTTTCAATGGACTTTATGACATTGTAATTAATGGAAATTATAAACTTAAATAATATGATTTGGTTATTACTTATTATATGTATTGTAGTCACATTATTTTTCTTTGAGAATTTAATGATGATGATAGCTAATTATATTGTTTACGGAATTGCTGCCGCTAACAATAAAAACGCTACTGAAAATAAAGAAACTATGACAAGACAAAATATTATTAGCACAATGCTTGCTATTATTTCTGGTATTTTGTGGTCATGTTTTATGTATTATTGGCATTGATTTACTATTATGAAAACAAATGAATGTGAAGCATTGCAAGAAGATATGGAAGAAATAATTCTTGCTAAAAATAGTTATTGTTCTCTCACTATGAAGTTTGAACATGAAAGAGATAACATTGTTATTGATTCTTTTATTCTTAAAGCTGCTGAATCTAATGTAGCTGGTATTGTTATAAACTATTGTCCTATTTGTGGAACTAAATTAAAAATAAACAATGTTAATTGAATATAAAGATAGAAAAATTATAGTTCTTCCTAATGTTACGAGTATTGAAAATAGTTTTCAAATTCGTAGTATTAAGGAAATGAAAACTGTTATTAACACTGCTAAAGCTATATCTAAAGGACGTCATAAAAGATATAAAGAATATGCTATTCATGTTCGTACTATGTTTGGTATGATTTGTGAATGGCGAGCGCATAATCTTTTATGGTCTTTAGGTATTAAACGAGAACGTACTAAAACTGTTGATTTAGAGCTTAAAGTTAAATGGTACTACAAAATAGGATATTTCATATTATCTTTTTGCTATTTAAGATGGTAATATTGATATATGAAAAATATCATTTATCTTTCAGAATAAAGTTAAATCTACTCAAATAAGCTAACAATGGCTTGTTTTCTCTTAATATATCGGTTTTATATGTAAAGTTGAACATCTGTATAACTTTATAATATAAAGCCGATATTCTGTCTATTTTGTATGAAAATTATAAAAATATTATACAATGGATCACTCTATCATTAATACTAAAATACCTGATATAATTTATGATTATAAAGATCATATAATTAAATGTGTAGAAACTAATAGTCCTATTAAAAGAACTATACGAAAAGAAATATATAAATGGGCCATTAATGAAATACACGAATATAAAAATCAGGAAAGATGCACATTTATATGTCTTATAATAAAAAATATGTATTTTACTATTGTTTCTATGGAACATTTTAAATCTGTTTTTAATTTTAATCTTAATAACGAAAAACAAAATGTATTTCCCGAATTAAACGTTAATAAGATTAAACGTTATGCTATAAAACATAAAATTAAAATAGATACTACAACTACTAATGCTGCATGGTTTGATGGTTATGATTATTATGCCAGAATTGATGTTCTAACATATTGTATTGATACTATTGATAAGAATATCAAACGGGAAAAGCGTGTTGCTTCCTCTACGGGGGGACAACATTAAAACAAATAATATCAAATAATAACAAATCTAATTCATTGTAAAGTTATGGCAAAACGTCATTATGAGGAAAATGAATGTATCGCTGCCTTAAAGCGTCATTCGCTGGTTAACATTAACACTGCTGATAAAGTTATCACTATGGCAGCGGAGGGAGTAGGTATTCATACTCTTGGAAAGATTGATTGCCTTGTCAATTATCATGGGTATTTTGCTCGTGTAGACAAAGGTTTTCGACCGCAGATTTATGTTCGTGAAAGAATAGATAATAAACCATCTGAACCTAAAGTCAAAAAACTTCGTATGGCTTCTATGGTAAAGATGGATGTTCGTATGCCTAAAAAGTAATGGCATATGCCAACTTTTAATTTCTCTGTTGTTAAAAAGAAAGACAAAAGAGAACATAAACCGGCTAAACAATATATAGTTTTAAAGAAAGGAATGACTGGTATTGTTTGCATTGATATAAATGGTAAATTTTATGTTAATGTAAATGATGTAAAAGTTCCTATTCTTAAAGAATGTTATTCTACTAAAGGTAAAACTTATATATTTTCTCGTAAGTTAAAAACTGATGGTAAAAAACTATGTATTGTAAGAACTAAAAACGATGCTACTACTGTATTTGAAGAATACTTACCTTTTTGTCCCGGTTGTGTAGTTGAAGGTAATCTTCTTCTAAACCCTTATGGTACTACTTTGTTTAATATAAAGAAAGTACGATTGGAATATGAAAATGTTGATGCTAAATTAGCGTTTTTGTATTGGAAGAAACATTATGACGAAATAGAAAGAAATAGAAATAAAGATAATGGAGTTTAACGTAGCTGGTGAGGCTTCAAATAAACGCATTGAATTTACAAAAGACCAAGAGGTAGCTATTAAGAATCTTATTGATTTTATTGCTACTCCTTGGTCTGATGTAGATTTTATTAGAGGTTTATGCGGAGCCGGTGGAACTGGTAAAACATTTATTACTGATTATATTATTAATCATTGTAAGTACAGTTTAAGTGTTATTAAATGTACTGCTCCTACTCATAAGGCTTGTCGTGTATTAAGCGCAGCTATTAATGGTAAGAAAGTAGAAACTATTCAATCTACTTTTGGTCTTCGTCTTGATTTAAGACTTGAAGACTTTGATCCTGAGCATCCTCAATTTAATCCTATGGCTTCTCCTAAAATTGCAGATGTTAAACTGCTTATTATAGATGAGGCCTCGATGTTACCGATTAAGTTATTAAACTATATAATCAAAACTTGCAAAGAGAATAGGGTAAAGATAATAATGCAAGGTGATACCAGCCAGCTTCCCCCCGTAAATGAGAAGAAAAGTGCGGCATTTACTAAATGCACTAAAGTTTATTATCTTAAACAGATAGTAAGACAAGAAGCTACTAATCCTATTAAAATTTTACTTGATATACTTCGAGAAGATATTGACAACAGAACTTATCGTTTTCTTGAATATATTAGTAGAATGCGAGGCGCTGCAAATTACAATGAATTTAATGAGGGATTTATTGTTTGTGGTAAAGCTAAATTTAAAGAACTTATTGATAAATCATTTAATGATGAATTATATACTAAGAATATAGATATGTATAGAATTGTAGCATATACTAATAATTGTGTTACTTCTTGGAATAACTATATTCGTCATTCTATTATTGCTGATTCTGATAAAAGTATTATTACTAAAAATGACTTAATTATGTCATATGAAACTATTGTTAATGAGTTTATGGAAACTGTTATTAATAATAGTGAAGAATATGTAGTAAAAGATATTGTTGATTATGTGGATGCTACACATGGATTTAATGGTTTTCTTGTTAAATTCCAAATGGTTCATGGTGGTATGATTACTCGTCCTCTATTTATTATTAATCATAGAGATAAGTTTAGTATTCAGAAATATTATCAGGTTATTACAACTTTGATAAATGATGCTAAAACTGCTCGTAGTGATAGAGGAGCTAAGTGGAGAGCTTATTACGATTTCAAAAAGAAATATATACTTGCTACAAATATTGTTGGTCGTGATGGTAGAATATTGTTTTCAAGAGATATTGATTACGGTTTTGCTATTACTGCACATAAATCCCAAGGTTCTACTTATGATACGGTTTTTGTAGATGTTAATGATATGGTTTATGATAGGTACGGTGCTCCTTATTCAAACCAAGATGATCTTCTTCGTAGACTTTATGTCGCATGTTCTCGTGCTCGAAAAGAGTTAATATTATGTTACGGAGAATAGTATGGGAACTATGGGTAGACGTAGAGGGCCAAGTGGAGAACTTTGCAGAAGTGATGGTATAACTTTTGTACAAACAAAACTCGTTAAAAGCAGATGTGCATATTGTTCTAAATGTCCTAATAGACTTTTTGCTGGAGATGAGGAAAACATTGTTTTTGGAGCTGGCACTATTGTAACCAATACTATACTTATATTACCTACTGTTGAAGAACACTATTTTGATAATAGCAATATAATAAATATATTAGCTAACGTGTATAATTCTTATACTAATAGGAATATGTTTGAAGATGTTTATGTTACTTTTGCTACAAAATGTCATAGATTACGAGATTATGACACGTTTAGTGAATCATATAAATATTGTAAAGCTATTCTTAAATATGAATTATACAAAATTCATCCTACTGATGTTGTACTATTAGGGCCTTATACTCATAGTTTGTTAGGTAATGAAGACGTTTGTGGATATGTAAGACTTCATCGTCTTATTAATCCTAATGTTTTTTATACTGATAAACAGCTATGGGAGGTATTTAAAAAACACTTTGGTTTACTTATGAATCAATTATTAAGTAAGTAGTATGATAAAATCAAAGTTTTATGATGTTGAAATTCTAAAGAATTTCTTTTCTATTACTATTATAGATATAACTTCGTATCTTGAAGTAATGAAAGATGCTTGTGATGAAAAAGGAAATCCTATACCTCTTGTTCAGAAATTTACTGTTAAAGAAATTAAAGAAAGATTAGATACAGTTAAATCTGAAAATTATTATATTACTGATACTGACGATAGTCAGTTATTTCCTATGCTCAAAGCTATTAACGATATGAGACCTCACTATGAGAAAAATAGTAATGATGAAGATATTCCTGTTACAACTCATATGTTTGGTTATAATAACAGCAAGTATGATAAACTCATGGTTGCTGCTTTGCTTATGCACCATAATAATGTTAATGGTACTAAAGAGCTTATTAAAATATTATATGAAACTTCACAGAAAATTATTCAAAGTCAAAACGAAGATCGTTCATTTAATCAGAATGATTTTTATATGAACGCTTTGAATAAGTTCAAACTACCATATACAGATATTGATGTAATGCAGATATTTGCTTTGAATAAAGCAAGTGTTATGATAGATAAAGCTGGTGATCGTAAACCTGTTCCTAAAAGTTTAAAACAAACTTCTATTAATTTACAATGGTATGAGTTATTAGAGTTTGAACTGCCTCCTATATGCGAAAAAGATATACATTTCTATCATAATATTGATAGATATAAAGGAATGACTGCTAAACAGTTAAATTCTCTTCTTGGTAAGTGGGAAAGATTTATTATTGAAGAGTATATTCCACCTATGATGTATTATAATAAAAACGACTGTTTTATCGGTTGTGAAATGATGCGTCTTAATATTGATGAAATTCGTCTTAGATATAATATTGCTCGTTCTTATGGTTTAAATGTACTTAGCGCAAGTAGAAGTAATATTTCTGATGCGTTTATTGAAAAGTTCTATTCTGAAATGAGCGGTCTTCATCCTTCTCAATGGAAAGGAAAAAAGACTGAACGCAAAGCTATGGCTTTTAAGAAAGTTATATTTGACTTTATTAATTTTAAGACAGAACCTTTACAGAAATTACTACGTGAAATGAAAGAAGTAGTAGTATTTTCTATTGGTAAAGATGCTTTTAGTAGAGAAGTATCTATAAACAATGGAGTTTATACTATTGCAACTGGAGGTTTACATAGCAAAGATATTCCCGGCGCATTATATAGTAATTGGCCAACAGATGATGCTTCCTCTACGGGGGAGCAATCGCAAAAATCTTTAAATAGATTTAAGTACGTTCACTGGGACATCTCCAGCTTCTACCCGTCAATAATGGTGCAGTATGGAGTAGCACCTGCTCATCTTGATCAAAAAGTTTTTGTTAAACTTATTAAGTGGATTAGAGATACACGAGTTACTGCTAAACACACTAAAGGTGATATTGATGGAGTTCCTGCTAACATATTAGCTGCTGTTCTTAAAATTGTTATTAACGCTATTTATGGTAAACTTGGTTTTGAACATGGTGATCTTTGCGATCGCCTTGCGGTACTTAAAGTTACTATTAATGGACAGTTAATGATTATGATGTTATGTGAAGAATTGGAGTTAAATGGGATAGAGGTGATTAGTGCGAATACTGATGGTATAGTTGTTAAACTATATGAAAACAAAGTTGATACTTTTAATACTATTGCAAATAACTGGAAAAAACTTACTGGCCTTGATGCGGACAGCGAAGAGTATAAATGTTATATTAATAGAGACATTGATTATTGGTGTCTTAACTCGGTGAATTGCTGGAACTCTAAACAACTATTATGTTGCATGACAATCAGCAGCCAAGCGTCTTAATAAAGATGAAGGTTCAGAGACTATCGAAAAGCAACATTTTACCGATGTTGAACTTAGTAGAGTAGGCAATAAATATATTATTGTCGAAGCGCCGAGCAAATTTTATTCAAACAATTATGTTATTTCACACAATTATATTATATTTGTAGTAAACAAATATTAATTAAATATGGAAATATTATGAAACTTACAGAAAAATTACCCCATGTTTGTTGTGTGTATAAAATTACAAATACTATTTCTAATCTTATTCTTATTGGTTCTACTGTTGATCTTAATAAAAGAATAAATCATTATCGTAATGATATTAAAAAAGGTAATCCTCTTAAACATTATAATAAACGATTCCTTAAAGATATTATTACTTATGGTATAAATTCTTTTATTGTTGAAATTATTGAAGAATATGAATATAATATTAATACTACTTATCTAAAAAATAAAGAAAGCGAATACATTCTTCAATATGATTCTATTAATCCTGAAATTGGATATAATTTAAGATTAGACATAGACGGTAAATATATTTGTAATTCTTCAACTAAATCTTTAAAGAGTGAACAAGTTAAAGCTCAATGGGCTTTTGGTATAAGAAGTGGACATTCTGATAAATTAAAAAGATATTGGGATAAAAATGAAGATAGACGATTAAGTCAAGCAGAAGTTATGAGAAATAATTTAACTAAATATGTTTATACTGTTAAAGATGCTCATGATAATATATTGTATGACAAGATTTCATATAATAAACTTGCTGTAATCGGACTTAAATGTGCTGCTACTCGATGTTCACAACATAAAACCAATTGTGTAATTAGTAAAGGTTATAAAGTTGAACGTATTGTTAAAAATGAAATTTGAAGATATAGTCCGACACTCTATGAAAGTAGAGATAACAAATATGCAATAATTACTTTATTCAAGAGTATAATGGGAAGATTACTGCAAAAGGTGCATTAAACCCTAAAATGTATCTTGAAGATTTGAAAAAAGGATATGATATGCCTATTGTTGCAGAAGCAGTAGTTAACTATTTTCTATATAAGACTCCTATAATGGATACTTTGTACCAAGCAAAAAATATTCTTGATTTCTGTAAAACACAAAATATTGGTAAACAATTTCATGTTGAAGAAACTATTGTAAAAGATGGTGAAATTATACACAAAGTTTCTCAACGAAATTGTAGATTTTATGTTTCTAATAATGGTACTGTCATTGAAAAAGTTAATTCTTTAGCTAATATTAGAAGTAAACTATGTGCTGGATATAAATGTACAATCCTTAATAGTCTTGATGATAAAGATATTTCTTTACGAGATATTAATTATCAGTATTACTATAATGAAGCTCTGAAAATTATTAATCCTATTAAACTTGGTATTTCACCTTCTCAAAAAGGTAATGTAATACATAAAACAAAAAGCGGTAAAGCTCTTCTCAAAAAATATAGTGGTATAACTCAAACTCTATTTGACGAAGATGGAAGTACTTGACCAATTTTATGAAACTGTTATTAATAAATGGCGAAACAATAAAGGTAAAGGTACTATTCATTGTAATAAGCCGTTTAGTTATGCCACTTTGGCTGTACTTACTATTGGTAAGTTTGCAACTAAGAGGCCGGATGCAAGTATATTTATTGTTGTACAATCTTTTGATATGAGGAGAGAGATCATATCTGAATTTAATAAACTTAATGTAGATCATTCTCGAATTACTTGTGTTAGTCAAAATTATATTAAAACTGGGTATAATTATAACTATGATTTAGTAGTACTTATTGATGTTACGCCTTTAAGTATTATTCAAATGTTTTGTGAACGTACTAAGTTTGTTATAAATATACTTACAAGTTCTAAAATTCTTGCTCCTCAAACTTTAAGTAAAGTTTATATTATACTTCCTTCTATTAATGGAGAAATAAGTGTCCAACAAGCAAGGAATGCTATGTTATGCTCCCCCGTAGAGGAACATCGAGTGGCTGTTACTATATCTGCTGATGATAGAGCAGAATATGATAAACAGTCCGCTTATATTAGTAATACTATGGTTATTATTGGTGATATTAGAAATATTGATAGAATCAAACATGGTGATCGACAATTAGGTTTATCAGGTGCTGAAGTTCGTGATAAAATTGCTCGTTCTAATGGTTGGTCTGAGACACTTGATATGTCTATTCCTTTTAATAAACAAATTGATAGTGCATATAATCCTACATTACTGTATGAAAAAGCATGTACAGTATATGAAGTTATGAGAAAACGAAGAGATTTAGTTACAGATAATGAAGCTAAACTTTCTTATATACTTGATATTATTAAAGAAAATACTAATAAAAAGTTTGTTATTATTTCTAAAAGAGGTGAGTTTGCAGCTTTGGTTACAAAATACCTTAACGCTAATGGTATTAAATGTGGAGATTACCATGATTGTATTGAGAAAGCTGTTGCTGTCGATGATGATGGAGTTCCTATTCTTATTAAATCAGGTACACGAAAGGGAGAGCCTAAGATCATAGGCTCACAAGCGATTTCAACGGCCAATTTAAGGCGTTATATTTCCGGTGATATACAAGTACTTTCGACAAAAAATAGCTCGTTAAACGGGCTGGAATTGGCGTGTGATGCGTGGATTATTACCTCCTCGTTGTGTGAAGATATTCGTACTATTAAAGGTAGGTTTGCCGACTTACATTTTACTACTAATCCTAATATAATTTACAATCTTTATTGTAGTAGCACGATAGAGGCTGCTGCAATAGATAAAGTAAAAGGTAGTGCAATTCATGCAATAATTGAGAATACAGAAAAAAATTTATATGTAGATGAAAATACCGGTGATATTATTTTGTAGATTCGAATTTAATCCTTATAATTGTAGTACCAATTAACGTTCTTTGATACAATGATGACGGAACAAACTAACAAACCGAATGACGAAGCTACTGATGACAATGCCAAAGTAGCAATAGTCAAAGAGGATGTTAAACAACCCGTTACTGCTGTTAGTAATTTTAATAGTGGTTCTATTAATTCTCTTAATCTTTTAGATGAGAAACAACTTGCTTCTGCAATAAACTTTCTTGATAAGATTATGAGGACTGATAAAGGTGGAATTAAGTCTGTGAATGAGGGTCTGGCTGTTCTTATGAGAGCAAAAGACCTCGATATTCCTTTCAGTACTTCACTTGAACATATTCACGTTATTAATGGTAAAACGGGTGTTGACATTCATATCATCAAAGCATTATTGTCGAGGGCAGGTGTTACTTGGCGTTGTATTAAAAATTATGCACCTCTGTATGAATATACAGACGGCATTAATGTTTATGTTGATAACCTACTTCCGGACTATGTTGAAAAATGTAAAAGTCGTAAGGAAGCAGAAGAGAAACAAATTAATTCTAAAGATAAAGATGTAGTTTATGTTTATCCTGTTCAGTTTTATAGTGATATGCGAAAGACTATTTATAAGAGTTATCAATTAGATAGTCGTTTTGCTATTGCGGTTACAAAGACTGATGTTGACACGATAACTAAAAGTGGGAAATGTCCTATTTATCGTATTCCTAATCAAGCAGTCGATTATATTACTGAATATGAATTTCATCGTACTGTAAATGGTAGAGAAGTTACTGCCATTAGTAGTTTTAGTTTTTCAGAAGCTATGACTGCTGGTATGTTTGAAAAAGATACTTACAAGAAATATCCTAAAGTTCTTATTGGTCATAGAGCTTTTACTTATGGTGCTCGTGATATTGCATCTGATGTTATAATGGGCTGTATGGAAACCACTGAATTAAAGATTATTAGTGGTAAAGAACTTAATGATACTGAAATTGCTGACTTTGAGGAAGTCAAGTAATGGAAAAATTATTCCTCAAAAAACAAATCAAACAATTAATTTTTAAACACAAAGAATTATGAAAACTTTAGGAAATGTTAAAGGCTCTGGTTTTGGTTTTGCTGTTGTTGCTGCTGGACAGCGTAATATGACTGCTGACCCGCAGGTAATCGCAACCTCGACTGAGGGTGGTTTCCGTATTACTGGCCCTGTTACTCGTATTCTGGGTATTCAGCATGGCGATTATGTAATGTTTATCAATAACGTTGCTAATATTGATCAGGCTATCGCTAATAAGGTTGAAGAGCTTGTTGCTTTTGTTGAAGAAAATGGTCTGGCTTGGGGTACTCCCGAAGCTGCTATTGCTATTCATAAAGAGTTCGATATGTGGGCTATCGCAAAGGGTATTCAAGAGTTTGACAGCAAGGGTCTTCCCGTTCTTGGTAAAGAGCGTCTTACTCAAAGTGATCGTCTTCGTCTTGTTGAGGCTCGTTTCGATGAGATGTTGGCTGCTGCTCTTGAGAGTGAGAACGAAGAGCTTATTGAAGCTCTTAACCGTGATGGTATTACGGAGGAAGAGCAGAAGAATCTGCTTTGTCCTTTTGTTCAGCCTGTTGAGGTTAATAAGTTTAAGGGTTCGAAAGCTGCCAGCCCTTCGAATGTTACGGGTCTTGGTGTAAACCTTACGTTTACTGATTCGAATGTTTGGGCACAGCTCAAAGCTGATCTTGGTGAAGCAGCTGATACTGTTAACCGTATTTATTCTGTTGATATTGATGATATCCAGAAGTGCATGATTAATGACGGTTACAAGGATGTAGAAGTTTCTATGCTTATCCTTGGCGAATCGGAAGATAAGAAGCCCGTTCGTGTTGGTGCTAAAAAGGATGAAGAGTAATTCCGTTCATTGTATCTAACTTGTAGTCGGAGTAGTAGTTAATTTACTACTACTCCGGCTATTTTTGTCTAATTAAACGTTTAATTAAAAAATTACAGAACTATGAGTGAAGAAAAAGTTACTAAGGCAGAAGCTGGCCAGCCTGCCGAAGTTGCTAACAAAAAGAAGCGTCGTGGTATTTCCAATGAAACTCGTGCTACAAGTCGTTTGAAATTTGATGATGTTCGTGATGCAAATAAAGCTAATGGTCTGTTCCAAGGCCATCTTGAAAGCGTCGAAGTAAAGGACATTACTATCGGTGAAGAAACGACTGGTATGCCTTCTTTCAATGGAATGACCGTACCTAAACTTATTCTTACTTTTGCAAGTAATCATCCTGCTGTTGCTGAACGTCGTTATGTATCTATGCAGTTTTTGCCCGCAGAATCTAATGTAGATACTATTCCTAATGGTAGTAAGGCTTGGCAAGTTGATCGTATTATGGCTTATCTTAAACATCTTCTTGATGTTTATCTGCTTAAAGGTAAGCCTATGAGTGAAGAACAAGAAGATGCTCTTACTCTCGCTTTCGAAGATTTTGACGATAACGGTGAATACGTTAGCGTTGATCCTACTGAAGTAATTAATGGTTGGCGTGTTCTCTTTGAGAACTTTGCTAATATTATGAATACTGGTAAAGATGGCAAGCCTATCTATGTTACTGCTGATGGTAAAATTATTCCTATTTGGATGAAGCTGTTGCGCTTCACCAAGAATAAGGGACAATGGAAACCTGTTGAAGGTGGTAATCGTGCTGGTGATCTTGCTTTCCCCGGATTTGTTGGTGAAGGTGTTATCGAACTCTTTGTAACCAACAAAGCTCCTATTCTTAAAGTTGACGCAACTAAAGAAAAGATTGCTGTCATGGATATTGCTAAAACTCCTACTAATCCTGCTGTTCCCGGTATGCCCGGTGCTCCTATGGGAGGCGTTCCTGCTGGATTTGGAGATGGCATGGGTGCCGATAATGGTAGCCCGATTCCTGCATTTCCCGGAGCAGGAGAAGATTTACCTTTCTAATTAAATATAGTTAATATTTGAGTTTACATAACCCCCATACATACTGTTATTATTTATAATAGTTTGTATGGGGTATTTTTTTATTCTATGCGCAGAAATATAAATAATACTAATCTTAATAAGAATTATATTCTTTCAAAAGTTAGTCAAATCAAAATATTTTCTGTTTATCTTGGTATTCCCGAACAACTTATTCAACATTGTGTTGACACAGGAGAACTTATCTGTTCTACTTTAAGAATAGACAATCATCCTACTGTTGGTTTTAAATATGACAATAGAGGCAAACTAAAATATAAAGACTTTTCAGGTTTTCTATGGGGTGATTGTTTTGATATAGCTGCATATGTTATTTCTGGTACATATAATAAAATTATTAATGTAGAAAATAAAAGAGATTTCATTGCGGTTCTAAAACATATAGCCCTTACATTTAGTGATATTATCTATGGTAAAGCCGTTGACCCTAATCTTGCTGGGCATCTTGCTGAAGGTCGTATTCGTATACAAAAATCAAAACCAATTATTGAATTTGTTAATCGTGAATGGAACACAGATGATATTGCTTACTGGGGAAAAATAGGCGTTGATGTTAATTGGCTAAATACTCATTTTATTTATGCAGTAGACCAATATTATATTAATCGACGTATAAATCCTCAACCAAAATATTATTATGACTCTGATGATCCTTGTTATGCTTATGTTCTTGGACGAGATAGCAATGGTATACACAATATAAAACTATACTTTCCTAAACGAAATAAAAAAGATACTCGATTCATTACTAATTGTAATCATCTTGAAGGTATTTATAATCTTGAAAGAGATGATTATGATTATATTATTATAACGAAGTCTACAAAAGATAGAGTTAGTCTCGACAAACAACTATGGATGATGCGTTTCCTCTACGGGGGAACATTTCCGTACAACATTGGAGTTATTAACATACCTGCTGAAAATTACAGACTTAGCACCGCTGAATATTATTGGCTTTATGATAAACTCAAAGATAAAAATCCTTATAATATTGTTAGTCTTATGGATAACGATAAAACAGGATTTTCTGAGGCTTATCATCTAAGAAAACAATATCGTATTCCAGCTGTTTTAATTCCTAAAAGTTATAGTTGTAAAGACTTTTCTGAACTTCGTGCTAAATATGGTTCAAAAGAATGTACTAAGTTTATAGTAGAAACCATTAAATATATTAAACATTATGTTAAAAGAATTGAATATATTAGGAATAAGAAAGAAGACGATAGTTGCCCGTTTTGATAAAGCACAAATTGCTGTTATGGAAGCTATTGATGAAAAAACTGAGAAAAATATTGAGAAACTTCATCCTTGGTTTAATGGTAAAGAAGTTATTGATAAAGATAAAATATTTTTATATGGTGAAGTAAATGTTAACGATAATGAAGATTGTAAGATTATTAAGCGAATACTGCCTATGTCTTCTGACATTGTAGGTAATCAAATGCGTAGTGGCTTTAATTACGAATCCGGTATTGTTAATCCTGTCGATGGTGAGTTTAGGTGGCATCC